TGGAAATGCTCCAGCTTCGGGAAATGGTCGCGCAGGATTTCCGCTTCAAGATGATGCAGGAAGCTCAGCTTCGCGTCGACAAAATGAAGCTCAAGATCAGTGACCAGTTCGCGCAAGGCGGGTGGGAGGAGGCGTTCAACGCCTTCATTACTGACTTGGTGACGTTCCCCTGTGCGTTCATCAAGGGGCCAATCGTCACGCGGCAACGTGTTCTGGGTTGGACGACCGACGAGTTTGGTCGCACCGTAGTAGCCCCCAAGGAGATTCTCGCCCCCGAGTACCGCCGGGTTGATCCGTTCCGCATCTACCCGGAACCGGCGATTACCAACATCGACGATGGCTACCTGTTTGAGCATCACCGCCTCAGCCGGATGGACTTGTCTGACCTGATCGGGGTGCCGGGGTATGATGACGAGGCCATCCGCAAGGTGCTGGAGATTGGCAACGGTCAGTCTTGGATCAACGAAGACGTTGAGTTGACCAAGAACGAGGAAGAGCGGAAGTATTACTCCTACATGCGTCCGACCGAAATGTATGACGCGCTGGAGTTCTGGGGCAAGGTCAGCGGCAAGATGCTGATTGAGTGGGGCATGTCGGAGGAAGATGTGCCGGACGACGCCCGTGAGTATGACGCCAACGTGTGGTTGGTAGGGAACTACGTCATCAAAGCGGTTCTGAACTACGACCCGCTTGGGGAGAAGCCCTATGCCAAGACCTCATTCATCAAAGCGCCGGGAGCGTTTTGGGGCAAAGGTATTCCAAAAATTATCGAGGATTTGCAGGGCGTGTGTAACGCGGCTGCGAGATCACTTGTCAACAATATGGGTATTTCGTCTGGCCCGCAGGTTGAAGTCAACCTTGAGCGAATCCCTCCTAATGAAGACATTACTCAGTTACACCCTTGGAAAATCTGGCAGACTACAAACGATCCCGTGGGATCAAGTGCGCCAGCTATACGCTTCACACAGCCGGTCAGTAACGCCAGTGAGTTGATGGCGGTCTACGAGAAGTTTAGCCGTCTGGCTGATGATCATTCCGGTATCCCTGCCTACGTCTACGGCGATCTGAATGTGCAGGGTGCAGGCCGTACTTCGTCCGGTCTGTCGATGCTCATGGGCGCGGCCGGTAAATCCATCCGACAGGTCGTCATGCACATCGACGCTGACATCGTAAAACCTGTTGTCAGCCGTCAGTTCGTCTACAATATGAGGTACGACGAGGACGAGAGCATCAAGGGCGACGTGCAAGTCCTGCCCCGTGGTGCCATCAACCTCGCTACGAAAGAGACGACCAACGTCCGGCGCATAGAGTTCCTGAATGCCACCGCCAACCCGGTAGACATTGAGATCATCGGCAAGGACGGCAGAGCGGCGATACTGCGTGAGATCGCCAAGGGACTCCAGATGCCGGCAGATGACATAGTTCCATCCCGTGAGAAGTTGGACTATGTTAGTAAGGTAGAGGCGCAGATGCAGGCCGCACAGCCTGCCGGCCCACAGAATGTACAGCCTGACGGGTCGCAGAAAGGCGGCACCGAGGGCAATACGGTTAGTAGTCGTGTGAGTGGTCAACCATGATCAAACCAGATCATCGGGTGACAAAGATCATGGCGCTCATATCCCGACAGCATCCGGAGTTTCTGGAGTGGCTTGCGGGGTGGAGAGCGCATGAGCTTGAGCAACTCCCACACGCTATAGAACACACGGCACTGAAGCAGGGGCGGTGTCAGGTGTTGGGCGAACTGCATAAGTTCGTCAAAGAAGCCCCTGAGATAGCGGCAAAGTTACACCTTTAACTCGCCGGTTACCCACACGCATACCGATTAGGAGCGTTCAACATGGCTATGCCAGAGCAGATTCGGAAACAAGCGGAGGCAGTACAAGACCTCTACAAGCAACTCACTGAGGAACCCGCGAACGCGCAGAGCGAAGCGGACGAGCCGGTAGCAGAGGTGCAGAACGAGGGCGATGCCGACCAGCAGGAGAATACTGCTACTCAATCGGTGGGGAATGAGCAAGCTCCCGCCGAAAAGCCTACGGAAGACGGACTGTTGCAAAAATACAGGACGCTTCAGGGAATGTATAACGCGGAAGTTCCTCGTCTGCACTCGCAGAACAAGGAGCTAAATTCCCGTGTTGCTCAGTTGGAGCAGTTGTTGGCCTCGTTGTCGGCTCAGCCGGCACAGGGACAGACTGCCTCGACGCAGAAACAGAAGGTCGTGACCCAAGCCGACATTGACGAGTATGGGGATTCGATTGACGTGATGCGTCGGGTGTATCAGGAAGAGGTGGGTAATCTCCATGGTGAGATCAACCAACTGAAATCCTACATCCAGCAGATGCAGACGAGTGTGGTACCGCAGGTGCAGGCAGTCGCCAAACAGCAGGCCGCGACAGCGGAACAGCAGTTTTGGGCTGACCTCACCAGTGCAGTACCTAACTGGCAGGCGGTCAACAACGATCAGGAGTTTCACAACTGGTTGTTGGAAGCAGACCCGCTTACCGGGATTACGCGGCAGACGTACCTTGAAGACGCTCAGCGGGTGCTTGACCCCCGCCGGGTGGCAAACTTCTTCCGCACATGGCTTGAGGTCTCTGGAAAGACCACCGTTGCTCAGCCCAATCGGAAGTCAGCTACTTCTGAATTGGAGAGGCAGGTAGCTCCGGGACGCGCCAAGAGTGGTAGCACCGTAGCCGCCAGCAAGACTAATGTATACAGTCCGGCAGACATCCGTGAATTCTTCAACGATGTCCGCTCTGGGAAGTACAAAGGTCGTGAAGCTGAACGTGACCGCATTGAGCGCGACATTTTTGCCGCGCAACGTGACGGTCGGATAACCGCATAACTTTCATTAGAGGTGAATAACCATGTCATTTCCAGTAGCACCGGGCCGTCCTAATTACAGCGGCAACTTCATCCCAGAAATTTGGTCTGGCAAACTCATCGAGAACTTCTACGATGCGACTGTCCTTGCCGCTATCTCCAACACCGATTACGAAGGTGAAATCCGTCAGATGGGTGACACGGTCAACATCCGTACCACTCCTGAAATCACCATCAAGACCTACGTCAAGGGTCAGACGCTCTCCGTAGAGAACCCTGACAAGCCTAAGCTCCAGCTTATCATCGACAAGGGCGAGTACTTCGCTTGCGTCGAGGACGACGTTGACAAGGTGCAGTCTGACATCAACCTGATGGACACTTGGTCGAAGGACGCCTCTGAGCGTATGAAGATCAAGATTGACCAGCGCGTTCTGACCGACCTCCTGCCGGACATTTCCGCGCAGAACAAAGGTGCAACGGCTGGCCGTATCTCTTCTTCGTTCAACCTCGGCACGACCGGTAGCCCCATCACCGTCACCAAAGACGGCGCTGGCGGTACGGTCTCTGTCGTTGATCTGATCGTCGACATGGGCACGGTACTCGACGAAGCCAACGCTCCTGAAGGCGGTCGCTTCATCGTTATCCCTGCCAAGATGGCCGGTCTGATCAAGAAGTCCGAACTGAAGGACGCCTCGCTGACTGGCGACGGCACCTCCATCGTTCGTAACGGTCGCCTCGGTATGATCGACCGCTTCACGGTCTACATGAGCCACAACCTGAACGTGTCCAGCGGCAAGTACAGCATCATTGCCGGCCACAAGATGGGCTTCACCTTTGCTTCGCAGATGACCAACATGGAAACCATCCGCTCTGAAAGCACCTTCGGAAACATCATCCGTGGTCTTCAGGTGTATGGCTACAAGGTCGTCAAGCCCGAAGCTCTGTCACAAGCTGTTATCACGTTCTAATGATCGGGGGTGAATAGCCCCCGCTCTACCCATTTTAAGAGGATACTCACATGGCCGCTTACACTGACTCCCTTGGCTTTAACAAAGGCACCGCCGCGTACCCTGATGGCACTGGCATTTCCAAGTACTCTGTAGAGTTGGATTTCGCCAAGATCGTAGCCGCTCGTTCTGCCGCTAGTGCTACTGCACTGGCCGCTGGCGACACGCTCCAGATCATCAGCCTGCCCGCTGGCACGGTTGTACTCTCCGCTGGTCTTAATATCACCACGGCTGAGACGACCAACACCACGGCTACCTTCGACCTCGGCTACACCGGCGGTTCACCTGCCGCCGCCAACGCCTACGGTAATGACCTTGCTTCCAATAGCACGGGTCTGAAGGCCGCTGACCTTGCCAACCCCACGGTTGTTGCTTCTGCTGACACGATTGACCTTCTGCTCAACACTGCGGTTCCGACCGACTGCGTTGTGAAGGTCTTTGCGGTTGTCATCGACACCAACTAATCCCAAGGGGGCGCAAGCCCCCTTTCTAAGAGGGTACGCTCATGGGTCTTTATACTGGTATTGCTCAGGACAACCTGACAATCAACAGTGGTCAAGCCAGCAACTTCACGCTCAACACGGTGAAGTCTACTGCGCCTGTCACTAAAACAGCGGCGTTCACGTTGGCCGCGACCGAGAACTTCATAGTCTGTAACGGCTCTGGTTCGATTGCTGTAACTTTCCCTACGGCTTCTGCTAATGCAGGTCGTGTAGTTACGATCAAGACCATCGCCGCGCAGACGGTTGTCTCTGCTTCGTCCAACGTCAAGCCTGTTGATTCCAACACGGCGGGTACCGCTATTCTTGCTGGTACTGCCGGTAAGTGGGCGACGCTTGTCTGCGACGGAACCAACTGGATTGTGATGGCCGCAGGCTGATAGCAGGGGCTTCGGCCCCTGTTTTTATAGGGTGTTACCATGCCTACAAATTTGACGAACAACACTATTACGTCAACGTACAACCAGTTGTTGCACGTTAGTGATGGGCCGACCAGTACGTTGAAGACGGTCTATAGCGGCACGGGGACGGCGACTGCGCTCCAAGTCAGTACGCTTGCCGTTGCTGTTGATAACCTTCAGCTTGACGGTAACACCATTTCGTCCGTAGACACCAACGGGAATATCTACCTCACGCCTAACGGTACGGGGCAGGTAGTTCTGTCCAATCCGAACTTCACCGGAACGACTACGTTCACGGGTACCACCGTCAACGGCGGTAACCTGCGGATGACGAGCAACACGTTGTCCAGCACCAACACCAACGGTAACGTCGTGATCGCCCCCAACGGCACGGGCGATGTGCAGTTGGATGCCGACACTGTCCGCATGGGCGACTCCAACGTAGATGCCACGCTCACGACAAACGGTACGGGTGACATGATCATCAGTACCAACAGCGGGACTAACTCCGGCATCATCCGCATCTTTGACGGGGCGAACGGCAACATCACGCTGACTCCCAACGGTACGGGCGACGTTATCCTCAGCGCGGATACTGTGCAGATCGGCGACTCAAACGTCGACGCCACACTGACCACCAGCGGTACGGGGGACTTGATCCTCAATACCAACGCCGGTACGAACAGCGGCGTCATCCGCATCTATGATGGCGTCAACGGGAACATTACGATAACCCCCAACGGTACCGGCTCTGTCACCGCCACCAAGCTGGAGGCCACTACGTCTATCGGATACCCGACAGGGACGGGGGGAACGGTTACGCAGGGCACCAGCCGCACCACTGGTGTTACGCTCAACAAGATTACAGGCGAGATCGTCCTGTTTGCCGCCAGTATTTCCGGCCATGAGGCTGATGAGTTCACACTCACTAACAGCACCATCGCCGCCAACGACATTATCGTTGCGTCCATCAAGAGCGGATGTGCGGCGGGTACGCGGAAGTACTACCAAGTCAGTGTTGTAGAAACTACGGCAGGTTCCTGTGTTATCTCTGTCGGTAACCTCGACAACTCCACCGTCCCTGCGGCGGGCACAGAGTCTCCCGTAATTCAGTTTGCGGTTATCAAAGGAGCGGTTGCGTAATGCCAACAACGAAAGACCCACGCCTTGCTCGCGCAGGCGTCAGCGGATACAACCAGCCGAAGCGGACCCCGAACCACCCAACCAAGAGTCATGTCGTCGTGGCGAAGGTTGGGGATCAGGTGAAGACCATCAGATTCGGCCAGCAGGGTGTCTCAGGATCGCCCAAGAAAGAGGGTGAGAGCGAGTCATACCGCAAGCGCCGGGAGTCTTTCAAAGCCCGCCACGCCTCAAATATCGCCAAAGGGAAGATGTCTGCGGCGTATTGGGCCGACAAGGCGAAGTGGTAGCCATGGCATACACCAAGCCTGATCTGCGGGAGCGGATCAAAGACCGCGTGATGGCAGGGGGTAAAGGTGGGCAACCGGGTCAGTGGTCTGCGCGCAAAGCACAGATCGTCGCGCAAGAGTACGAGAAGGCTGGAGGTGGCTATACTGGTGGGAAGACCTCTTCGCAGAAGTCGCTCTCCAAGTGGACCAAAGAAGACTGGGGAACCAAGTCCGGTAAGCCCTCGACGCAGGGTCCGCAAGCTACAGGTGAGCGGTATCTTCCGAAGAAGGCCAGAGAAGCCCTGACCTCTGCGGAGTACGCGGCGACAACCCGTGCCAAGCGCGAAGGTACCAAGTCGGGCAAGCAGTTCGTTAAACAGCCCGAATCCGTGGCAAAGAAAACAGCGAAGTATAGGTGACCTATGGCTGGCAAGAAGTGGATACAGGACGCGATCAAGAAACCGGGTGCCCTGCGTGAGCAGATGGGCGTGAAGAAAGGGGGGACTATCCCCGCTAAGGCGCTTGAGAAAGCGGCGAAGGCTCCGGGTAAACTGGGTCAGCGGGCGCGGCTTGCCAAAACCCTCAAGGGGATGAAGAAATGAAATACCTCCGCAACAAGAAAGACGGGTTCATCTACGAGTGGCATCCGATCCTCGCAGAGAACCCGCTGTGCGAAGAAGTCAGCGAGCAGGAAGCGTTCCCTGAGCGGTTCATTACGCCTGTGGTAGAAGAGCAGATTGAGCAGGTGGTGAAGACTCGCGCCAAGCGCAAGTCTAAGCTCGACCTTGCCACCGAGGAAGTACCAGAAGCACCGCTGTTCTCGCCCGATGAGTTGAACATTGACGCCTCCAGAGGGCTGTAATCATGCTTGTGAGTGATGTGATCGGACAAGCGCGGGTGCTGTTACAAGATACGAAAGTGACGTATCGCTTCAGCGATTCCGTATTGATTGGCTTTGTGAACCAAGCACTGAAGCGGATGGTTTACCTTCGCCCCGATCTCTTCACGACTATCGGGAATATATCGCTGACTCAGGACACGGTTATCCAGTCTATTCCTGCCGGTGGGGTACGGCTGGTCGAACTGTTCTCCGTCAGTGGCGGCAACGCACTGACTGAAGTCAGCCGCGAAATGTTAGACCAGTCAACGCCGGGTTGGGTGAGCGACACGGCGGGGACGCCGGTGAACTACGCACGGCATGTGCGTAACCCGACCAAGTTCTTCGTCTACCCAAGACCTACGAGTGGGGTCGTCCTGATAGGTGAATACGTCAATACGCCTGCGACGTACACAGCAACGGGGAATACCATCACTGAACTACCTGATACCTACCTACCGTCGCTTATAGACTGCGTAGTGTTTCTGGCTGAGTCGCAGGATGACGAGCATATTAACTCTGGTCGGGCTAAGCTGTACTACGACTCGTTTGTTCAGTCGTTGGGGGTCAACCTCCAACTTCGTCCGTTGACGGACACTGAGGACGCAGGACTCTCCCCTCAACCCGGTTACGTTAGACCGCAGAGGCAGGTAATCTAATGGCTACACGGCTGTTCTCTACCCTTGTGCCTACCATCGCGGCGAGTGCGCCGGGATGCCCTACGCCTACGATCATTGAGTACGTCCGCAAGGCGGCAATCGAAGCCTGTGAGCGCACTCTCTTCTGGCGGTATCGGACGGGTAACATCGCGCTGACTCCGCTCCAGTCTACCTATTCATACCCCGCGCTCGTAGACGGGGTTACCCCGCTTGCGGCTGAGGTACACGCAGTCTTCGACGCTACGCTGGTGGACGGCCCTTCGCTTGAGCCGTTGACGCTCGACACGGCGCTGAAGCGGTTTCCCAAATGGGATTCGACGGATCAGGCAAGCCAGCCGCAGGTCTTCTGCCAGATCAACACGACGCAGTATATCCTTCTCCCCAAGCCGGAGACGGGTTCCACCTACAACCTTGTTCTGACTCTGGCGATCAAGCCTACCAAGTCAGCGACCAACATGGACGAGGCGGTGTTCAACGAACTTGAGGAAGCGATTGTCCACAATACGCTCCAACGGCTCCTGATGCTCCCCAACCAAAACTGGTCTGACCGTGAAGCGGCGGCATACCACATGAGACAGTACCTGTCCAAGCTCACTGAGCGGCGGGCACGGGCTAACCTCGGCAACATGCGCGGGGCCATGTCCGTCCGCATACCACCTTTTGGAGCGTGATAAATGATTAAGAAGCACGGCGGCATCTTCGGACGCAATCCAACTTTCAACGACGTTACGGTTGAGGGAACCCTCAGTATTGAAGGGCCTATCGTGATCAACGGTAACACCTTCTCCGGGCTGGACTATGAGGGTGCGTGGAACGCTTCCACAAATACCCCCACACTGACTTCCAGTGTGGGTACACTCGGACAGTTCTACATCGTCTCTGTTGCGGGTAATACGAATCTGAACGGTGTTACCAACTGGGGAGTGGGTGATTGGGCGGTATTCAACGGTTCCGTATGGCAACGGGTTGAAGGCGGCGCTGATGGCAACTTTGTAAACCTTAGCGTTTCGGGGACTGCCACATTAAGCGGAGGCACAGTTAATGGTGTTGCTTACCTCGATGCTTCAAAAGCCATAACTACCGGTTCTTCGTTGTCGTTTGATGGGACAAACCTAGCAAACTCTCAAAACGTAGCATCACCTATTGGGCTGGTTCTGACTAACTCAAGCGCAAACACCGCAGCAGGAACCAGGCTAACTTTTAAGTTTGGTGGATCTACTACTGGATATGTTGGCAACCAGTTTGACGGCGCGGATTTCAATAACCAGTATATGGCTGCTCAGCACCATATTTGGTTCACCAACACCACCGAACGTATGCGGATCACCTCCACAGGCAACGTGGGGATTGATACGGGTTCGCCCGGTGCAAAATTAGACGTTGTATCTACATCCGGCGGGACTACTGCTCGATTCAGAAACGTAAACACCGGCAACTTTATAGATTTTTACGAAACCAATACTTCTACGCGCCTTGGGTATGTTGGAACTCCAGATGGTACTAACTGGAATGTTCACAACGACAAAGCCGGATACTTAGCGTTTGATACCAGCAACACAGAACGTATGCGTATCGACTCCTCCGGCAACCTCGGCCTCGGGGTTACGCCTAGTGCTTGGAGCGGAGTTGGCCCCGGCATCTTAGAGCTAAATGGAAACGCATACGTTTACAGCACATCCGGCGTTCTGTCATCTGGAGCAAATGCGTATTTCAACGGTTCAAATTGGATTTACAAAACAACCCAAGCTGCTACTCGTTATGAGCAAGTAAATGGAACTCATAAATGGGACACCGCTCCATCAGGCACTGCCGGTAACGCCATCAGCTTCACGCAAGCAATGACGTTGGATGCGAGCGGCAACCTCGGCCTCGGGGTTACGCTGAGCGCGTGGGTTGAACCTGCATTTGAGATGAAGAACGGCGGCATGATCGCAACCGCTGGCCCGAACGCGCATTATATGTCAAATACGTTCTATGGCAGCGGTACATGGACGTACACCACAAGCGCCGCAGCCACCCGATACACGCAGCAGAATGGGGCGCATCAGTGGTTCAACGCTCCATCCGGCACCGCAGGTAACGCCATCACTTTCACCCAAGCAATGACGCTGGATGCTAGTGGGAATTTGTTGGTTGGGACGACCAGCAGTGTCGACAACAACTTTGATATTCAAATAAATACGCCAGCCGCAGGTGTTCGCGGTATGGGCGTGAATGACAACGGAGGTTATGGTGTTTATTTGATGTATGACAAGGCAGGTCGATACAGCACAGACGCTGCCGCACTCCGAAACATTGCAAATACGCCACTTGTTTTTGAAACCAACAACACAGAACGCGCCCGCATCCCCGCAGCAGGCGGCATGGTAGTGGGTACTGCCGCTCTTGCCACCACGGCTACTGACGGCTTCCTCTACGTCCCCACTTGTGCAGGCACTCCTACTGGAACGCCAACCACGCAAACCGGTACTGCCCCAATCGTGGTCGATACCACCAACAACAAACTTTACTTTTACTCAGGCGGTCAGTGGCGTGACGCTGGCCCATAATCAACAGGAGCATATGACATGGCAACCGTAATGACTTGGGAAATCTCCCAATTGAACTGCAAACCGTCTGAGGGTGAATACTCCGATGTGGTGGTAACCGCTCACTGGCGTTGCACTGGCGTAGATGAGAACTACACTGGTTCCGTGTACGCCACCTGTTCCTTCCCTGCACCGGAAGGCGACTTCACCCCCTATGAAGACCTGACTTTGGATCAGGTATTGGGCTGGTGTTGGGCAAACGGTGTGGACAAGGATGCTACCGAGGCGGCTGTTCAGGCCCAAATCGACAACCAAATCAACCCACCCATCGTTAGCCCTGCTCTGCCATGGGCGCAAGGAGCCTCTGCGTGATCAAGCTGGATCTTACTGTTGAAGAAGTAAACTTCCTCCTTCAAGCCCTTGGTGAACTGCCTTACAAGGCCGTGTTCCCCTTGGTTGAGAAGATCAAGACCCAAGCCCAACCGCAGGTTCAGCCTCCGCAGGAGTAATCCATGGCAACTCTAATCAGCGACACCATCACCACTGACGACACCTTCACTGCTTCAGCGCGGTTGGAGGGGTACTTCAACCTGAGCATCAGTGGCACCATCAATACCGGGACGACGATCACCGTCCAGCGGAACATCGACAACGGTGCGACGTGGTATGACGTTGACACCTTTACAGGGGCTACGGAAGACTACGGTTTCGACCCGGAGTTGATGTACTACCGTATTGGGATCAAGAGTGGCGAACTTGGCGCGGGTAGCTCCGTTGTCGTTCGCCTTGGCCGCGAAGACGAAGACAGACACTAAGGGGAACCACCATGATGAACAAGAAACCTGCTTCAGGTAAATCCAAAATGCCGGCGTACAAGAAAGGCGGTATGGTCTTCAAGCCCTGCCCCGGATGTCCTACACCAGCCAAGTGCAAGGCCGCTGGCAAGTGCCTTATGAAAGGCAAGAAGGCGTAGTGACATGGACGAAGAAGCATACACCGGAGTAGAGCGCCGCCGTGCGCCTGCCCTAACCGACGAGCAAATAGAGCATATCGCTCAAAGAGCCGCTGAGTTGGCCGTAGCAAAAATGACCACGGAGGTGTATGCATCGGTCGGTAAGAGCGTAGTCCATAAGGTCTTCTGGATGGTTGGGGCGGTGGTCACTGCCCTGATTATCGGTAACGTATCCCTGAAGGAGTTGCTGAAATGAGTCCTAATACCAAGAAGTACATCAAGGCTCGGCTGAAAGAACCCTCAACGTGGCGTGGGGTTATCCTCCTGTTGACCGCTGTCGGTGTACCCATTGCTCCGGCTATGGGCGAGGCGATCATCACCGTGGGGCTTGCCCTTGCCGGTGGCGTAGGCATCGTCACCCCGGACAAAAAAGATGCAACTGAGTAAGAACTTCTCCCTTGCGGAGTTGACCAAGAGCCAACAGGCTGAGCGCTTGGGGATCGACAACACCCCCTCGCAGGTTGTCATTGCCAACCTTAAACTTCTTGTGGGGAATATCCTACAGCCTGTGCGAGATCACTACGGGCGTCCGATCATCGTCTCCAGCGGGTACCGCTCGGCAGAACTGAACCGCGCCATAGGCGGGGCCAAGACCTCTGACCACATGACAGGGTGTGCGGCTGATATAGAGATTCCCGGTATCTCCAACCCCACGCTGGCTCGGTACATTTGGGACAACCTCCCGTTCACACAAGTCATTCTGGAGTTCTATACTCCGGGTATCCCCGACAGCGGGTGGGTCCATGTGTCCTACGACGCTCAAGACCTACGCAAGCAAGTGCTGACGGCAACCCGTAAAGATGGCAAGACGGTCTACCTCCAAGGGTTGACCACATAGAGGTACTACGATGGCCGGGATCAAGCTTCTAAAGTTTCTTGGGATTCAGCCCAAGGTATCCCCTGAACTGTTGCCAGAGATGACATCGGCGCAGGTGGCTGAGAATACCAAGCTCTATTCCGGAGACTTGATCCCCTACCCCACACCCAAGGTAGTCACGGGGCAGTACGCCACCAACAACATCCAATACTTCCGACCTGTTCGTGGGTACAATAACGAGATCAAGTGGCTCGTCTTTGAAGCCGACGTGGATGTGGTAGAGAGCGGTAACTCCGACCTTGTGTTCGTCCCTGCGGTCAACGGGTACCGTAGCGAACGGCGGTTCTACTACACCGGCGACGGTGAGCCGCGCCAGTCCAGCTATGCCATCATGGAGTTGTGGTGGGTGTTCGCGTTGGCGAACGACCCAACCAACAGTGAGAAGGCGTCGTGGTATATCAACGGTTGGTACAGCGCCCTCACCAGTAAGTGGGGCGATCCGCAGTACCTCAAGCTCGGTATGCCGATACCCGAGGACGGGGACAAACTTCTTACTACAGTCAATCCGTTCGTTAATATCGGGGGGTCATCGGAGCGCACGTTCAAATTCTCCCGTGACAACAGCGGGATTGTGACCATCAAGTGCGTGGGGTACGCCACGACTGATGCACCTAGCGTGGTGCCCACTTATACGCAGGCAGGTACTACTGTTACGGTCAGCTACGCCAACCACGGATTTAATGCGAATGATGTTATCGCGGTGGACATACTGTCTGGTACAGCGGTAGACGGACTTTATGCTGTAAGTTCCGTTACCACCAACACATTTACCTATACTGCGGCCACGTCGTTGTCCACGTCGGGTACACTTTCAGTGTTTAACTCGACTACGGGTAGTTCAGGGAATACTATAAGTTACGGGATTATTCCTGAACAGCGGTCTGCCACGCTCCGTATTTCCCGCTCAAGTAACGTAGTGACTCTTACCTACGTTACAGCACTTAAAGACAGTACTCCGGGGCGGTCATTGTTTGAGAAGTTTGCCGCTGGAGACTACATCCGGCTAACGGACGCATCCGACAGTAACTTCAATACCGCCGTCACCGGCGCACAAATTATTGGTTATGTGCGTACTACGGTTAATCTGCCCCTTGGTAGTACCGAATACAAATACACAATTCAGTGGATATCGAACGGTGCCGACATAGGCGCGAAACGTATAACGGCAAAGGTGTGGGAGATATTCAATACTTCCGGCGGTACGACGGGAGTCAGGGAATTTCCGATAGCGCACAAACTTACTTCGGGGCTGTTGGTGACGATAGCCAACATGAAGTACATCACGGGTACCTACAGTAAAGTCAATAACACTACACTGCTTGTCACCCTGCCGTCGCATCAGCTTACGTTGAACCAGCAGATACAACTGACTTTCACTACAGGTAACGCACAGAGCGGTATCTACTCTGTTTCGTCAGTCGTTGACGCTAACTCATTCCAGATTAACATACCAAATACCACTGACCCCATGACTGGGGTTGTACGACTGGATTTCAGTAGCTTCAACGCGCCGAATGTAGAAGTTCAGGTCGTTGACGATTACACATTCACTTACTACCGTCCGGGATTTGCGTATCCTGAGACACGTAATATCGACGACACAGGTACTATCTCTCGCGGCGGCACTAAGCAAGCGCGGACGTACGTCTATACTTGGCTGTCCCAGTGGGACGAAGAGTCTATCCCGTCTGAGCCGTCTGAAGAGATATACACTTACGATGGTGACCCGGTAACGCTACCTGCCCGTGGCGTAGGGACTGCTGACACAGGTGATGGTATACCTTGGGCGAATGCGTTTGTTTACGGGGCCAACGCACATCTTCCCTCTGACTTCTACCGCGTCCGGGCAGTAAATATCTACCGTACTCTACCGGCGTTGTCCGGTACGCAGTACTACAAACTGGTTACTCTGTGGTACCCAACTGGATTGTTTGTCGCCTCTCGTACCAGCAACGTCGCCTCTGTCGGATTCCTAGTCCCGCACAAACTGGGGGTAGGTGATCGGTTCCAAATCCTTGGTGCTACGGGTACTGCCGCCGGTATCAACGGCGAAGGCGTCGTTACCGAGGTGGTTGATCCTTATAATTTTACGTTCGCCAACACGGGCAGTGACTTCGCAGTTACCGCTACCGGGGTATTCTTCGCGGCGACCTTGTACTACGACGTTTCGCAGAATCCTATTACTGACGCTCCGCGCTACTACGCGGAAGACGGGGCGTACGATTTCATAGACGACTTCGACTCCAAAGAACTGTTCACTATTCTGGATTCCGAAGACAACGACCCACCGCCTGAAAACCTCAGCGGCATTACGGAGGCCCAGAACGACATCCTCGCCGGATTCGTAGAGCATGAGGTTTACTTCAGTCGCGTCGGTATGCCTTCCGCATGGCCGGCTAAGTACGTCATCAAGCTGGAGCATAAGGTCGTTGCGCTTGTGCAGTCTAATGGCACCCTCATCGCGCTGACCAATGGGTACCCCTACCTGATCACAGGTAACGATCCGGCGAATATGACGCCATCCAAGATCGACGCACTGTTCCCATGTGTGTCCAAGCGGAGCGTAGCCACGATCACAGGCGGTATCATCTATGCCTCCAACGACGGTCTGGTAGCCCTGAGTCCGGGGTCTTCGCCAAACATCATTACCAAGTATGCGTTCAACTCTGAGACGTGGGCCGCAGAACTTGTGCCGTCCACGATAGTCGGCGGGGTATCCGAAGAGACGTATATTGCGACGCACTCGACCGGCGGCTTTGCATTTGACTACGGGGCTAACCCACCTACATTTGTCACGCTGACTGACAGCCTTGTGGACATAGAGGCTACATGGTACGACCCTGTTGCCGACCAGCTTTTCCTCGCTGGCCCGACAGAAGGGAGCAATCCCGGCGTATTCAATATCTCCCAGTGGAATGACCTGACACAACCAGCCGCTTCGATGGATTGGAAGTCTAAGGTGTTCATCACTAAGGAGCCTATCAACTTGGGCGCGGCCCGCGTTGTCGCTGACTACACAGGAGCCGGTGACCTAGCCGTGGACTGGGAGGACGTTACGGATTATTGGTACGCCTCACCAGTGCCGATCCCTCCCTCTGCGTCTACAACTCTGACGTATAACGCCTTATGGAGCCAAGGACACAGCGCTTCCGGAGTGTCGATCACTGATAACGGACATGCCATTCAACATGATGGTACGTCTGTATCGGCATTCCTTAATGCCAGAGCGGTTAAGACGTGGGCTACAGGGTTTTATTATTTCGAACTGACATACACTGTCAAAGACCCGGCGTGTGTTCTGTCTATTGGGGTTGGGGAAGCTCTGTATGATCAGAATACAAAGATCGGATTTAACGCCAGTGCCTGCGGTTCTGGATATATTGCAGACGGCGCAGGAGTAACCCTTAACGAAGTAACCAATATTTCTATCACACAGGATGACCTGTCCGCTTTTGGAGACGCCCAACAGGGCGATGTCTTAATGGTCGCTGTAAGATGTGGGGACAACAACGGTTGGGTACCCGGAAACTTGATGGGGGGCAAGGTATGGTTTGGGCGAAATGGTGTTTGGTTTAACGGTAACCCGGCAACCCTCTCTGGTGGGGCAAGTATTTTTGTTTTGAATAGCCAACCGCTTACTCCCTATTCTGCGTTTCTTGCTCCATACGTTACGCTTGATGGGACGTCAACTACGCAAAAAGTTACCGCAAACTTTGGTGACAGTGCTTTTGCGTATACACCACCAACCGGATACAAACCTTGGAACCAAAACAACCCTAGTCAATACAACAGTTTTAACCAAGATTTGTACGCCATAGGTTTTAACGGCCTCAATGTCTCATCAAACTCTATATCTAGCACTCTTATAGGCCCGCCTAATTACGACTTTGGCGTTTCTGAATTTTCTACCACTTCCGGTAAGATTTATTTTGAGGCTAATGGGTACGCAGGGGGTAATCTTATAACTGACCCGCAAGCGGAATGCTTCTTAACTTTTGGGGAAGGGGGTATGGACCTTAACTACCAGCCAGCGGGTACGACTGGTGGTGGGCCGGCTCTCCCGCAATTCAAGGAAGTAGAGTTCTGTGCTTTTAATTTTGTGGGGCTTACCCCGGCAAGCGGTGCGCCAACTCCAGCACCAATCTCAAGTGTCGGTCAAAAATTTAATCCCGGAAGCGGCCTCTACACTACGTCAACGTCGACCATAGACCCTGCGGTTACGAAAATCTATAACGCCGGGGAAAAGATTATGGTCGCTATTGACTTCGACGCCGGTAAATTGTGGGTAGGGTCTAAGGGTATCTGGAGCGGCGACCCAGAAGCAGGAACCGGGCACGTGTGGGAGTTTACTCCCAACAACGAATTATACGTGTATGCAGGGGTAAATAATCTTAATAACGCAATAGGCGCATTTACTGTCGGGGTTGATTTCAACCCTTCTTCTCTGTCGTATGCAATCCCCACAGGTTTTACTGTGACTAACAGCACTGGGACTGTACCTTCAGGATTGCCAACGACAACCCTGTCGTGGAACGCCGCATCGCCTATCAATTTCAAACTGTGGGTTGATAAAGAACTACTGGCGACGGTGCCCATCACTGACAGCAAAGTCTTCCGTTTGCCGGCGGGGTACAAGTCTGACACCTTTGAAGTAGGCGTCGAAGGTGACATCCGCATCCGGTCGATCCATGTGGCTGAAACCCCCACCGGGTTGAAGGAGGTCTAATGGCTAGGTTCACTTCCGTACCAACGATACCAACAGGAGCCGGCGGTGCCGCCGGCCTCGTCCTCAACGCGCTCAAAGAGAACGTAGAACTTCTTACCGGCGCTCGCGGGGACAAGGCCACTCATGCAGTGGTGTCAGGACAGATCACCCTCTCGGGGGCGACAGGCACTTTCGTGGGAGTAACCGCGCAAGGCCAAGGGTTCACAGTAGGTGGACAGATGGTTGCAGGTTATGATGACTATGCCAAACTCATCACTGACGTACAGACATTGGCCGCTGACGTAGCAACCCTCCGGCAAACCGTTAATACGCTAATTTCACAACTACGAGGCTAAGACAATGCCCTACGGTAACTCGCTCGACCTTCCTCCCCAACTGGCTCAGTTGATGGCAATGCCCTCGCGGCTACCAAGCTACCAGCAGGGCGGTATGATCGGCCCCGGCGGGCAACCAGTGGGTGTAGCGCCGCAGGGCGCACCTGCCGCTCCCATGGGTGCAGAAGCCATGGACATGCAGGTCAACCAGTTCGCCGCGCAGAATCCTCAGCAGATGGAGCAGATCGCGCAGGTGTTCATGGAAGCCATGCAGTCCGGCGAACTCACTCCGCAAGAGTTGAACATGATCGTCCAGTTGGCGACGGTGGCCGCGCAGAACCCTGAAATGTATCCTAACGTGCGTAGGTTCGCCATCCAGCAGGGGCTGGTGACTCCGGAAGAAATCTCCGAGCAGTACGACCCTGCGTTGGTCATGGTTCTCCTGACGGTTGCCAAGGCTATGCAACGGGGTATGGGCGGTCAGAACATGATGCAGGGCGGTACGCCTGCCGGTATGCCCGCGATGAAGATGGGCGGCACGGTGCCACAGTCCAAGCGGGATGACGGTGGAGTTCCCATCATGGCTCACGAAGGTGAGTACGTCATTCCCAAACACGTTGTCCAAATGAAGGGCAAAGAGTTCTTCGACAACCTGATCTCCAAGTACGCGGAGAAGTGATGCTAACCATCGAAATGCTGGAGCCGCCTCGGGTGGTGGAGCTATGGCCCCACCTACAACCAATGATTGCGTCGGCCTGTAAGGGCCATGCCATTGCAGAGGATGAGATCACAGCCGAGGATGTGTTCGTCATGTCGCAGACTGACACCTGTGTGATCTTTGCCGGGTTTGAGGACTGCGAGTTGTCCATGGTGATGGCCCTCCAGTTCTACATGACGGGCGATGCCAAGACTGCCGATGTGATTGTTATGGCGGGTAAGGGGCTGATGAAGTTTAAGTCAGCTTACTGGCCGTCTATACTGGAGTGGTTACGAGCCAATGGCGTCAAGTATGTCGATGCCTACGCCCCTGACCGCTTAGCCAAGATTTACATGAACAAGTTTGGGTTTGACAAGTCATGCGCGTATGTCCGCATGACGCTCTAGGAGAAGACCATGAGTAAGAAAGTAAAGATGGCTTTGGGTGTGGCGGCGGCTATCGCCATTCCGTACTACGCTCCTAATATACTTGGAGTTATGGCCCCATCCCTTGTCAACGCTGGCGGTATGTCGGCCGTACTGGGGTCGGCGGGTATAGGCGCACTGGGCGGCGCTTTGGGCGCTAACCTCCAAGGTGGTGACTGGCGTAAGGGTGCCACGCTAGGCGCGATAGGTGGCGGTATTGCCGGGTATAACTACACTCCGACGGGCGGCGCAGACGCCGCGCAAGCCGCCGCAAGCACTCCGGCTACCCCAAGTGCGCCGACACTCCCAACATCGGTGACGGATACCAGTGGGTTCATGATGCAACCTACCACTGCGGGTATCCCGAGTAGCCCCTTGCCCGGACTTGGTGGTACAACTGTACCAGCCAGCCCGATGCCCGGACTTGGTGGTGCAGGCTTCAGCGGCCCTTCAGCCGCCTCTTCCCCCGGACTTCTCTCCGGCGTTGGCGAAGCCCTCGGTGGCCCAAGCGTCTACGTCCCTGCGGGTATCCAACTGGGTGCGGCCTACCTCGGTCAGCAACAGGCGGCAGAAGCGCAAGAACAAGCAGACGACTACGCGAAGCAACAGGCGGCTGAGATCGAACGTCAACGTCAACTTGAGGCTAACATCTTCGCCCGCCGTGAGGCACTCTCCAAGAGTCTTGAAGAGCAAGCCGCCGCCACCAACCCCGAGTACTTCGGACTTCAGTCTGCACGTCGTATGCAGGAGGCTGGCGCACTGGCAACCCGTGAGGCAGAGCAAGCGGCACCGTTCTACAAGCCCGGTCTGCGGATGGCCGAGAAGCGCCGTGGTCAGTTGGCAACTGCCCGTGGAACCGGCACTGCGTATGACGTAGGCTACGGCACTGGCGTGGAACAAAAGACGCGCCTGACCCAAGCCGCCATAGAATCACTGGGTAGCGCACCACGCACTGATTACTCCAGCCTTGCCAACTACTACGGTGGTCAGGCATCAGACGCCATGCGTGGCGGTCTCGACGTGGGCAGACTCTTCGGTGACATCACTGGCCGTTACGAGCAAGAACAAAACCGCCGCCGTGAAGAAGAGCGCCTGAGAAAGTTGGAAGAAGAGCGGGGAGTAAGAGCATGAGTATCTTCAACGTACTCGCTGGTGCAGGGCGTATTGCCCAAGGGATGCAGGAAGGCGAAGCCGCCCAGCGTGAAGCTGAGGCCCAACGCGCTCAACTGCAAGCCCTGCGTGACGCCAAGTTCCGTCAGGAAGTCGTGAACCGTGAAGCGTTCATGTATGATGTTGCCGCCGCCAAAAACATTCCTTCGCGGCAAGCCGTTGGTCTAGCCACGACTCCTGTCGCGCCTGTCGCAGAAGCTGTTGCCGCTCCTGCCGCTAAACCTGCCGCTAAACCTGCCGCAAAGCCTGCACCTGCACCTGCACCTGCACCTGCACCGGCGGCTACTACGCCTGCTCCGGCTCCTGCGGCTGTTAATCCTATACCAGCCACGGCAGAGACTATTCGTAGTGGGCAGTATCTATACGGAGTTACGCCTAAAGCAGAGGCCACAGCGGCAGGTGTCCGTAGCGGAGCATATCAGCGACAACAGGCGGCACAAACCGCCGGAGTTACACCCCCCGCAAAACCTGCGGCTACTACGCCTGCTCCGGCTCCGGCTCCGGCTCCGGCTCCTACACCTGCGCAACGTACACCAGAGCCAGCAGTAACTCCCCGCAATGGACAGATGCCGCTCGTTGTCGACGCGACCGATGGGCCGCAGACTCCCACGGGAGAAGGACCGCCAGCCGCACCTGCGGCGGGTGTGTCCCCCATAAGCGAGGCCGGTCTTAGTCGAGGACTTGATGCGGTTAGCGCCACGATAAATTCTGTCACGGCTGGTATGCCGGCTGAGGCGAAGCGGCAGATACAACTCAACCCGTCGCAGGTCTACCTCGGTAACCCTGAACTTGTTACCCCAAGTATGCAACAGGCGATGAACAAGCGGGAGCAGTTGGTGCGGGTGGCGAATATGTATCGTGCCGCTGGTCTTGGTGCGGAGTATTCTGCGACTCTGGACAAGATCAACGAGACCGACGAGAGTCTGTTGTATCTCCAAGGGATGCAGGGGATTACTGAACTTTCCAGATTCAACGACCCACGTCGTCTGTCCGGTGTACTGACTTTCATCAGCGGTGGCCCCGTCGACATCCAGATGCGGACGGACGGTACCTACAACTACCTCGCTAACGGACAGATCGTCGAAGAAGGGCTTACCCAAGACGAACTCATTGGTTCAGTACGCTCTACGTTCGATACCGACTACACTAAGCGGATGGCTGAACGCGCAGACCTTGAATACAAGACGTTGCTTGGTCTCCGGAAAGAAGCGGCCAAGGCGCAGTACGGACTCGATGCAGAAATTGCCAAGTTGCAAGTGCTGAGTAATAACGACCTGCGTAAGTTGCTGTTTGAATCAAGGCTGGATAAAGATGGCAAGTCAACTCCGATAGCCATAGGGGCTAACGGATTTGTCCAGCGGGATGGTAACGAACTCATCATCTACAACCCCAACGCAGAAGCTAGAGTTGATGCGAACGGCGTGGCTAGTCCGACGACTATTCGTATTCCATTGAGCGCCGCACAGCAATACTTTCAATAATAGATTCTTGGAGTGAACAATGGCTAACGCAGGGTTGTCTATCAGTAATCCGGAGTTGCTTGGACTTGGTATAGGATCACTCTCAGGGGCGTTACCAAGAGTAGGCTTGTCAGCAGAACAAACGGCGGCGCTTGGTAAAGAACGTGCCGCTCTGTTCGCAATGGCTAAAGCGCCAGAGGCAGAGGCCAGACCTACAAATTCCGTCTACCGTAGCGCCGATGGTAAGCGGTACGCCGTTGGTGGATATGCGTTTGATACTGATGACTATGCGTCTGCGGTTGATACCGAGAAGTTCATAGGGCAAGCCTTTACTCCCCAAGAAGCAGGTTGGGAACCAGTCGATGAAGGAAGCTATCGCCAGTTCCTTGAACGGATTAAGAACCCTACTACTAGCGAGCTTTTCGGTCGCAATGTCGATATTGGCGTGGCTAACGGTAAGCAGTTGCTTGGTAGTCTTGCTCAGTTTCTGGGTGCTGAAGAATTTGGTGCTGGCGTTGTTAAATCCGCAGGACAGGATATAGCCAAGCTGGAGCCGTTCCAGCGTGGGCTTGGAAGTATCAAGTCTGCTGAGGACATGGGTGCATTTGTTGTCGCCAACCTCGGCCAGCAAGTCCCTAACCTGATTGCATCACTCGTCTCCGCTGGTACTGGTGCGATTGTAGGCGGTAGCCTCGCCGCTGGCCGTGGTGCGCTCGTCCGTGAGTTGGGGGTACGCCTCTCATCCAAGGAAGGTCAGGACGCCCTCCGGGCTACGCTGACCCGCGCCACGCAGAAACATCTTGCTGGTGAAGCCCTCGACAAGACTGAGCAAGAAGCGCTCAAGTTTGCGGGCCGTGCCGGTGGCGCGGCTATCGGTGCCGCCGTCCAGAACTACACAATGGGCGTAGCCGACATCTATGGCGAAACGCAGGAGCAGGGTGCGGACACAGTGCGTGGACGCATGGCGGCTATCCTCGGTGGTATTCCTTACGCGGCGCTGGAGACTCTGCCAGAACTTGCGTATGCCAAGGCGCTTGTTGGTGGGGGCGTAGGTAAGACTGCGCTGAAAGATATTACCGGCGTGAAAGGCAAAGCCGGTGAGTTGCTCAAGCGTGGCGGCAAGGGCGCGGCAAAAGGCGCTGGTCTTGAAGCCATCACCGAAGCAGGACAGGAAGTCACTTCGCTCCTGTCCGCAAGCGCGGCGCTTGGATTCAACGGTAAGCCACTCACATCCAACGAGAACCTGCTCCGTATCGCTGAAGCGGCGGCGGCTGGTGCCGCTGTCGGTGGTGTTCTCGGTGGCGTCTCTAACCTCCGTGGGCCACGCGAGGCGATGAGCAGTGGCGAGCCGGTAAACTTGATTACTGACGTGCCAAAGGAAGAAGAGCCAGCGCCTACCGTATTCATGGGATTGAAACTACCGGAAGGTTTAGTCCCCGCCTCCGCGTCGATAGCGCTCAATCGCCCAGTGTGGGAGCAAGGCCCGCCCGTTGCTGGCCCGAATATGCCTCGCGGCGTGTCCCCTGCCCGTGGGGTAGAGCTACCGCCTAACCGCCCTGCGTGGGTGGACAACCTGCCTCCGGAACTCCGAAGCACATACAACCCGCTGGTGCCTGTTGCCGGATTACAGATGGGCGGTGGGCTGGCTCCTTACACTGGGCAACCAGAAGGTCCAGATATTACTGGGGTGGAGTTCAACTTCGGTCAGCCTGCACTGCCGGCTCCGGCGGCACCAGCCGCTCCTGTGGCACCACTACAGTTACTGGGTACTCCTGACTTCGTCGCTGGCCCACAGGGGATGCGTCCTGCCGAAGCAGGCGACGTTCTGTTTGGGGTGCAGGGTAACGTACCTCCCGGCGCACAGGCCGGTTCTCAGGGGCTTCTGGACATCTTCGGTGGACAGCCTGTCACTGCGGAAGAACTCGCCGCCCGTATGATGCCAAGCACAGCGATACCCATGGGTGCGCCACCCGTAGAGCCGGTGCGTAATCCACAGCAGGGTGCACTCCAGTTTGCCCCTGCCGCTCCTGAGTCTTGGGGGCGTGGGGAACCCACGCAAATGCGTAGAGGGCTTGAGCAACTTATTGCCCGTGGTCGTAACGCGCCTCTGTTCGCTGAACAGGAAGCGGCACGGGCGGCGGCAGAAGAAGCCGCACGACAGGCACAGCGCGATGCTGATTACCAAGCGGCACTCAACCAAGTTGAACTCCAGCTTGCAGAGAACCTTCCAAATGTAGCCGGCCCTGTTGCGCCGGCGGTGATCCCTACCCCACAACCAGTACCCACGGGAGCTAAAGGTGCAAAACTCAAACGCGGCAAAAGCCAAGAACAAGCGGGTAAGCGCGAAGATACAGAAGGTCGTGGACGACTGGCAGTCAAGCGGGAAGATCGGAACAAGCCGGCCGAAGGCCAAAAAGCAGGCGGTGCGCCAAGCGGTGGCCGTGGCGCTGAGCAAGGAGCAGAGAAAGGCAAAGGGCTGAAGAAGCCTAAGCCTGCCCCCAAGGTTGAGACAAAGCCCAAGCCTGCGGCGAAACTCAAACCTGCGGCCAAAGCTGAGGCCAAAGCCGCAGTCGAAGACGAGACTTCGCCCCGAGTGGCCGCACAGATACGCGCCGGCCAGATAATCTTGGCAGGCAGACGATGGGCAGAATTCTCCGAAGTTAGGTGGAATACCCTCACTCCAGAACAGCAGGAGCGTTGGCGTAAGGCTGTCTTTGATGACGAGAATCCTAGCGTAGCGCTTGCTGTAGAGATCGCTCCGGCACCTAAGCCCGCGCCTACGCCTGCCGCTCCTGCTGGAGCCATGGGCTTTGTGGCTAAACCGAAACCTGCCGGTAAGACGAAACTTACCACGGCTAAGGAAACTGCCGCCGTAAAAAAGCCAGAAGTCGTAATCGACTCAAGTGAGCCTGTAGTACAGACCACTCCGGTTACGACGCCTGTCTCTGGGTACGAACTGGTTAAGCAAACCCTTGAGGAAGAGAAGGCGAAGTCCACGCAAACCCAAATCCGTGACGCGCTTAAAATAACTGAACGTATAGAAGAGAAAAAGAAAACTGCACCGGACAGAAAACCAAAGGTAAGTGCGCCAGTAAGTTATGAACAGCAGATACGGGCGGCGGTAGCGAACTTTAACGCCAACCCAAAACTGGATGCACAGAATGGTAGGGCACCGTGGTACATAGTGGCGGCGCAGGCTGGAATACTTGACCAGCTAAATCTTACCAAGACTAAAAACTTACCTAGCAGTTACACGGGTGTAGGAAGAAATAAGCGCGTCTCTGACAACACCGATGCCACGCCTATCGGTATCGGTCGGGTGAAGATGCTGGTGAACCAGTTTGTATCCAAGTTGAAGATGAAGCCGACGGTCTACGTCTATGCCGACATCAACGACCTCAAGGTACAGAACCCCGAACTCTATCGGCGAGCCAAGGCGGCGCGGGTTGAGGGCGACTTCGACAACACGCTGGCATCAGGGTATTCGTTTGGGAAGAACATCATCATCTTCTCCAACAACATCTTCTCTGCTGACCACCTGAACTTCGTCATGGCCCATGAGACCATCGGCCACTTCGGTATGCGTAGCCTGATGGCAGGCCGCGACTTCGACGCGTTGATGAACGAGGTCTATGAGTCCAGCGGTGGTATCCGCAACGCTGTCGATGCGGCAATGGCAAGCTCCGATATGAGCAAGTCAGAAGCCGTTGAGGAATACCTCGCTGACTTCGCCGGTACGTTGAACAATAACTTGTTGGCGCGTGTATGGGCGGCGATCAAGAACGCCCTCAACAAACTCGGCGTGAAGTTCTCAGACGACATGGCACGGTATCTGATCAGTCAGTCACGCAGATATGTTTACGAAGGGAAGACGGGCAACACGTTCGTCAACTCTGCGGTAGCCCTGCGGATGATGTCCGTGGAATCTGGTGAAGACACCATCGAACTGGGTCGTTACTCTGGCAAGCCCAACCTGCGGGACGACAACCTGCAAGCCGCGCTGATGGCAAACTACACCAGCGATGCACAGGGGATGAACTATAGCCAGTTGGCTGAGTATTTACAGCGGGCTAAAGCTACCGGCATGGACTTCGGCAACAGCTTTGAGAAGTTCAAAGAGAAGTTCTTTAGCCTCCTGAACTTCCGTACCCGTGAGAACCCCGGTCTCAGCGCCCTGCATGACGTACTGTCTGCCGGTCGTGACATGGCAATGTCCATCAAGGTATTGATGAACGAGCGCATGGCTGTCGTGCTTAATCGGTCTTTTGAGCGGTTACCTTTCCTTGGCGGTATTACCGAGGAAGAACTGAACCAAGTCAACCGTATGCTCTACGAGGGCCAGCGGTATGCCATCAGTAAGTACAAGTCGAGCGCCATGGGTAAGACGCCGTTGTTCTATGTGGACGACGAGGGGCAAGTCAAACCAAACATGGACGAGGCCAAGCGGCTGACCGACCTTGGTATGCTGAAGTTTGAGCAGATGCGTGATGGGTTCTCTTACAACGTGACCTACCTGAAAGAAGGTAACGAGGTTACGGAGAAGATCAATGTCGACGGTGTGCCGGGGCTTACCAAGGACAGCCCGATTTGGAAGGGCTACGAAGCCACCCGTGAGTCGATGGCAGATGTCGAACTGAAACTTCTTCAGGCGCGGTACACGTCATTCATACAGGAAAGTAAGAACGCCTATCGCAGTATCGCCAAGGCCATGCGCGACGGCACTCTGACCGGCGCAGACAACGCCTTCTTGGAGAAGGTGTACAACACCTATAAGACGATATGGACATCCAACCCTATCAAGGACAAGGACGGGGATGAGTCGTATAGCGAAGAGTCGATGACCAAAGCCAACGAGTTCATCGCCAAGATGAATGAATTGCTCATCGCCAACGAGTCCGATAAGAACGCAGAACTCAAGGATGTACTGGCTGGTACTGCGTTCGACAAGCAGTATGACGACCTCATCGCTTCACTGACGGAGTTCAAGCAACGGTTTGCCAAGACGGAGGATCGTAAGTTCCTCGTCCAGAACAAACTGAAAGAAGTTCTCATGGCAGAACTGAGTAACCTTGGGGGCGATAAGTACACCAAGACCACGCTGGCTACTGGCTATCTGCCATTGCTCCGTAAGGGCGATTACCAAGTGCGTGTGGTTGCCTACGACAAAGAAGGTAACCCAGTGCGGCTGAAGTCTGAGTACAAAGACCAACTCAGCTACACCCAACATGAGACGGAATCTGACGCGCTTGAAGCGGCCAACCTGATAAACAACCAACTGTTTGCAGAGGATGGCAAGGTACGGACGTATAAGATCGAGGTGTTCAATGAGAACACTGGAAGCTATGAGCTACAGGACGTAATACTCCGTGCAGAATCCGGAGCGGTGCTGAACAGCGTTGCCGCGCCGCCTGCTCTCAACCTCAACGAGTTCATCCATGGACTGCGTCGGTTCAGTATCGTGCTGACGCCTAACAAGATGGAGCAGGTTATTGTCGCGTTGACCAAGCAGGACAACAAGGCGCGTAAGAGACTGCAACGCTCGTTTGTCCCCGGTGCTGACATGGACGGCGTTGCCGCTGTGTCACAGCACATCGACAGCCGTGCCTCTACAATCGCCAAGGTGGCAATGCGGCCGCAACTCAACGCACTGATGGATCGTAGCCTGCCGTCCACGATGGACATATGGAAGGCCGAAGAGAAAGTCGATGGGGTCCCCAAGCTCAAGTATCTCAAAGACCAGTGGGACAGGCTGAGTAAGACGCCGGATGCCACGCCGGAGCAGGTGACTGCGGCCAAGCGGGCGTACTATGAGTACAAGTACATGGTGGACAAGACCAAGCCTGAAGGGCGGGCAAGCCGTGACAATATGTACTACAGCGAAGCCTCGCGTTTGCTGACGTTCTTGGATAGCAACAAGAGCCTCGACGAGTCTGACTTCGGTGCGGGTAAAGTCGTGTCCTCCATCCGTGCGTACACCAGCATGATGCAACTCGGTGGATCGCTGGCTACTGGCGCACTGAACTACATCGGTCTGTTCACCAACAGCTTCCCTTACCTCGCTACCTACAACGAGAAGACAGCTTTCGGTGAGGGCTTCGGCTACGGTAACGCAGTCGCCGCGTTCTCCAAGGCGTCAGGTGAAGTAGGTCTCGCCCGTGCCATCGGTAACTCGGAGTTCAATACTTCCCTGTTCTACGACCGGATCGCGGGTGACAACCGTTTGCAGAAGCAGTACGGACTGACCGAGGCTGAAGCCAAGTTCATAGCGCAGGAAATCCGTGAGGGTGTGATGATCCCCGCACAGTCCAACGCACTGGCGAACACAGCCCGTGGGCGTATCACGTCAGGTGCTGGACAGAAGTTAATGGATGCGTGGATGTGGACGTTCAACTCCACAGAACAAGCCGCTCGCCGGTCACTGGGACTGGCGACCTTCCGTCTGGCCTACAACCGTGCGATTGCCTCCAAGATGAGCGAAGCACAGGCGATAGAGCAAGCTCGGAAGTCTGCGGTCGATGCCATCCGCTACACGATGGGTGAGTACTCGGTCATCAACAGACCTCCCGCATGGCGTAGTGGTCTGCAATCGTTCCTGTATATGTACAAGGTGTACCCGACGACCACGATCCAGACGCTCGCTCGCCTGTCCCGAACGGGGCAGATACAAATGCTGGCGGGTATGTGGCTACTCTCCGGTCTGGCAGGTATGCCGTTCGCTGAAGACTTTGAGGACTTGCTCGACACCATCGCGCAGAAGCTCGGCCTGTCCATGGGTAGCGTCCGGTTTGAACTGGCGAAGTTGCTGGACAGCATCGCTCCCGGTGTATCGCCGTATCTCTTGAAAGGAGTATTCAACTCGCTGTCGGCGGTAGATATTGCGTCAAGGGTATCAACGGGGGACTTCATTCCGGGCACGGAGATACTGCTGGCAGGTGCAGACGTAGGACAACAAGTTAAGGAAATACTCGGCCCTGCGGCGTCAGCCATGATCGGAGCGGCGACCTCCATGGGTGCGGCCCTGAGTGCGGCGACAACTGAGAAGACATCCATTGCGGATGTGTTCCGTGAGTCACCTGTCACGATGATGCGGGCCATGGGGGATGCATACGTCTACGCGCAGACTGGTGCAGTCATCGACAAGAAGGGCTACGTTGTAACGCCTGATGTGACCATGATGACGGTACTGGCGCGGATGGGTGGGTTCTATCCGGCGGCACCGTCTGAAGCCTACGAGACGATCAAACTGACCAACCGTGTCACTGACTACCAGAGAGAAGTTAGTGGTTCATACAAGCGGGCATGGGTGAAGGCCATGATCGGTAAAGACCCAGAGCAGGCGCGGCGAGTCGAAGAGGCGGTGAGGGAGTGGAACGTAGGGGCGAAGGGGACGGGGCTGGAGATTCGGGACTTTGTCGCCAATGCCAGACGGGCACTGAAGGAAGCGGAGCGTCCAGCGAAGGAGCGGTCGCTCAGGGCGGTGGGTAAAGCCGCCCAAGCGACGATTGAGGAACTGGATACGTTGTTGAGCTACCCTACTTCACAGCCTTGAGTTGGCCATACATCAGGTCGTCAGCGGCCTGATCCACCTCATCAAGGATACCCGCCAGTCGCTTATGGCTAAGGTTCAGACCGAAGACATACGACTGGCCTAGCTTCACTGGGGTATCCTTGGCGAGGGACGCCTTGCCAGACTTGGGTGTGGCATCCACCCGCTCAGCCTCTACCTCATTCATAAACGTCTTATAGTCTGCGCCACGGAGAGACAGCCACTTCCGGAAGTGGGTGCGGTCGATCAGCATTGTACCCCTGTCGAACCGCTGTGTAGCGGCAGGACGGTAGATGTCGAAGCGGATGCGGATGTCGCCACGGGGGAGACGAGCGTAGTCTAGGACGGGCTTCTGGCCGACCGTGTGCATGACGGTGACGGCGGTGTTGGCGTAGGTGTTCATGTACTCGGTGAGCAGATCGAATATGTCCATCCGGTTCTCGGCCAAGTTCTTACGGATGGCACCCATTTGTTCCAGTACCCAGTTGGTACCCAGTGTGTACTCAAAGTCGATCAGTCCCCACTCTTGGCACAGCTTACCGGCAAGGTCGGCGAGTATGACCATCTGCTCCCAGTACCGCTCCTGCCCTGAGAACTTGCAGTTGTAGAGGCGTGGAAACTTCTCTGTGTGTTCTGCGATCATGGCACGGATGCCATCCTCGCCAAGGGCGATCAACTTGTGGATGAACGCTCGACCCATCGTCCCGTGGTTGGTGGACAGGAATTCGTATATGCGCCGACCGGCGTTGGAGTTCTTCATGAACAGCGGGTGCTGTGGGACGTTGATCTCCAGCAAGCGGGCCATCTGTGCGTCAGTCTCCAAGCCGGAGGCAGTCAGCTTGCTATTCCATGATTTGTTTGTGGAGATAGTGTTGGGCGTTGCCCACGTCCTTGCATCCCGTTCCTCTGACATACGGGTCAGTCGTGCCTTGTCTCGGCCCTGCGTAACCCAGTACAGGAAGTCACCCACGTCCTTGTCGTCCACCATCGTGGCTTCGTCGATGGTCATGGGCAGGTGGCTGTACAGACCAAGGCGTGAGAACAAAGCGTTCTGTGTGAACTTGGCGGTGAAGTGTAGCTTCTCGGGGCTACCCCATACGGACTGTTGCCAGTACTGGACGAGCGTCTTGCCGCCGCCGGTCGGGCCGTAGAGCGAGAGGGTCATACCCTTGAGACCGGTGAAGGCGTACAGCGGAGCGGAGATACCCACGGCAAGGGCGAACATATGCCACGGCATCTGTGCCTTCTGGAGCAGGTTGGTGAACGCCACCCAGTCTTCAAGCGTCCCGCTCTGCGTCCAGAGTTCGTTGCCTAGCTTCTGTGAGCCGGACGACAGATTGATACTGTCCTCAACCACACCCGTGTCAGTACGCCGGATGATGGTGTTACCTATGACGAACTCCGAGAACTTCTCCTTCCAGCCCATCGTGGCGTAGAGGTTGGTCATCGTGCGCGTCTGTTTCAGGGACTCTAGGTATGACCTGAGCATGAGTTGAAAGTACTCCGTCTGCTTCTTGTTGTAGAGGACTATCCCTTGGTCAGCGATGGCCGACGAGAATTCACGGTGTCCGTCTGCAAGATATGCGTGTCTTAGTACCAGCGGTTGCCAGCCTATGTGTGGGCGGTTCCAACTGAACCGTGCCACCTCATAGGACAGCGAGTCATCACGACCGTAGGATACTGGGTATATATCAAACGGACAAATGTCTATGTCCGTATCATCAATCGTCAACTTCATACCAGACGCCGTCCGCTTGAACGGCTTGGGTACTGGGACTGCCAGTGCCGTCTGGTCAGGGGCGTTGGTCGGCGCGGCTACCTCGTCGAACTGGGCACCGAGGCGGGTGGGGGAACCAATCTTGCCCTTGTAAGGGCAACCCTTACACCCTGCTGGTCGCTCTGCCTCCAGTCGGCTACAGGTTGTCGGCCCTGTCGCCGCCTTCTGCCACTGGTACATCTTGCGGAGTGTGGAGTTGGGGTCGAAGTCTTCGTGGTCACTGCTCCACCGCAGGGCTGTCGCCTCTGGGTCATGGCAGAACGCCGCGATACCCATGATGGAATACCAGAATGGTTCAGGAACATCTTTCTGGTTCTCGACTGCCCACCGTAACTGAGCGCACTTGCTGACCACGGTCTCGGCGTTGGCCGGTGGGAACTCGTACTTGACCGCCAGTGAGTCAGCCAGTCCAGACGACCGCTGTGGTGCAGGGCGTACTGAGACAGGGGCGTTCGTACCAAAACAACTTGTCAGGTCGTCAACGTCCACGTCAGGGGCGTCGATCAGTAAGCGTACTTGCTGGTCATTCTTGCGGTTTGTCGTCCCGATAGCCCGTAGAACACGGGCACTGTCTGCTGTCACTGACGGGTCAATCCGCAGGCCATTACCAAGGGCACAGGCTTTCATGGCGCTTGCCAGAGGTTGCCACTGCGCGGGCACCAGCGCTTCGCTGAGTACCCAGTAGACGTGCAGTCCCACGCCAGAATGAATTACCACAGGTTTGGGAAGTCCCACCTGTGTGATGAACCGACCTAAATCTTTCAGCGCCGCCTGCCATGTGGGGTACTTCTTCTCCCCCTCACCCACGTCGAGATCGACGGCGATGACCTTGGTTTGGCAGACGTTGTCCTGCTTGCGTCTCTTCCCATTGAAGGTCGAGACCGCGTAATAAACATTCAATCCTAGTGCGTCGAGTTTAGTCGACGCCTCTGCAAGCCCCTCCACAGAGCCGAAGAAACCATGCCGCGCCGCCCCGTCTTGCAGGAACATGGCGCAGTACAGCCCGTCAGTTGGAAGAACCCGCTGAAGAAAACTCAGCGTGTCCATATTGCTCCCAATGGGGGGAGGCGACTCCCCCCTATAGTTATTGTTCGTCGGCCAGTAGTTCCAAGAGCCGCTGTCGCCGGCCTTTCTGATCCATCGCACAGATTTCCGGCATGGGCCAACCATGCTTGGTCATAACTGACAACAACTTCTTGATTGTAGTTTTGACCTTGACCTCATTATTCTTGCGTAGGGGTTTACCCCCCACCCAAGAGTAGTACGTCATCCGTGAGACAGACAAGATAACCGACATATCAGCTTGCGTCAGGAGCATGTGACGCCTCAGCGACTCCACCTTCGTGAAGTCGATGGGTTTACTCATCGTCGGCCACCTCGCCAATCAGTGCGGCAATCTCGTCAGCCAGTGAAGAACCAGCGGGTTCAGCCTTGGGTGCCGCCTTGGCCTTGGGTGCTGGTTTCTCAGCCGCCGCAGGAGCCTCTGCTTTGGCACCGAAGCCGCGCTTGGGAGCGGCGGGTGCAGGGGTAGCAGGCACTTCCTCTTCCTCTTCTGTGGCAAAGACTGACGGGGCAGGCTTGGCCTTGGGAGCGGGCTTCTCGGCCACGGGTGCCGGCTTGACCGGAGACTGACGGGGTGCCTGAATCTGCACGGGTTGTGCCTTGACCAGTTCGCCAGTGATCTCCTTCACCTTGTCCGTACCGAACAACTCGTCAACGATAGCTTGGGTATCCTCGTCGAGGAAGCCGCCGAAACCAAACACCAGCTTGGGGAAGCTCGCGTCAGTGTCGAAAGACACACGGGTCTTGACCACTTCGGGCGGGATACCACGCATGGAGAGTTCTTTCTGGTAGGTGTTCAGCCCTTTGAGAGCCGCAGGAGTAACAGAAAGCAGATACACAGGGCCGCTTGGATCATCCGCCGCCACGACAGCAAGCCGCTTCTGATCAGAACAAGCCTTAACTTGCTGGCCGTTGGCAGTGGTCTTTGATCCCCATGCGTTGTGTGGGCATGTGGCGCAGAGATCATTTTGCGGGTTCTCCACGGACGCATCGGGGCTGGTTCCGTTGAGGGAGAAGCAGTCTGGCGCGGCGGGTTCTGCATCCTTCGTCCACTCCTTGGCGTAATAAGTTTTGGAAAGTTTGGGGTTGGCACCCACGATGACCACGTCCAGCTTGGTCGAGTCGAGGATAGTCTCGACATCGCCTTCCTTGATGCGGAAGCGACCGCCCTTGATGGAGATACGGGGGAAGGACTCACCACCACCGAGACCGCCAGTCATGGACTGGGCGAGAGCGGAAGGTTGGTTCATACGAGCCACAAGATGGGCGGGGACTTTGACGTTAGCGGGAATGAGGTTACTCATTTTACTCTACCTTAGCAGTTGGTTTACGGATGTTGACTTCAAGTTTGGTGCCGTAGTTGACACCGGGCGGTACAGCTTTCAACTTTTCGATGTAGCCACGCACAGCAATCTTGCTGACGCGCTTCTCAAACATATCGAAAGCCTCGTTCTCACGGATGAAACTGAGCAGTGCATCCCAGTCGGCCACGGTCGCAAAGTCCGCAGTCGTCAGGAACGCCGTGCCGGCCTTGGTCTTGAAACTGGTAACGCCTTGGGCGTCAGCCTGTTCCTTGATCCACGCTTCCAGCTTCTCCATCTTGGCCTTGATCTCGGCGACTTGCGTCTTGACCTGACCTTCGATCTCTTCTTTCTGTAGGCGCAACTTCATGTATGCGCCGATTGCTTGCTCCACTGTGACACTCATTAGTGTATTCGCTCCTGTGTATATACGCCGTCTTTTGCCAGTTGCTCTACCTGTGCGAGGTAGTCTTCAAAAATCTTCACGACTGCTGATCTATCGAAACCCGCGCACTGCACCAGTTCAGCACTGGTTCGCAGGAGTGCGGATGTCCACAGTATCAATTCGTTTACCGTCATAACGGCGGGGATAAGGTCTTGGACTTTACCAGCGCGATCCGATACCCCCTCCATAAACTGGTCGGGAGACATATCATCCATTGTTATTTCCTCGTTTGTTCTTGGATCAAGTCGAGCAGTAAGCCCTGTAGTTTCTGTTTGTTACGGAGGCGTTCGTACATCTTCGCCTCCAACTCTGTCCCCTCAATATGTATTACGTTGGAGACGTGCTTCTTACCGATACGTTCGATGCGACCATTGGCCTGCTGGTATGTCTCATTACTGTTGCTCGGGCCATACCAGATAATCGTAGAAGCCGTGGTCAGCGTCAGACCGTGTGCCATCGTGCCGGGGTGTGCAATCAGTACATGAGGGTCACGCTCATCCTGAAACTGTCGGAATATCTCCGACCGCTTGGTGGCAGACACCTCCCCGTTTACCACAGCCACCGTGAAATATCTGGATAATTCCTTCTCCAGCATGTGCAGTGTGCCGGTCAGTGGCACAAACACGATGACCTTCTCACCCACCTCTTCGATCAAGTCCCGTACCAAGTTCACCCGTGGCGATGCGTCGAGTTCAATGTGCCGCCCATCATCGCCGTAGGCCACACCGCAAGCGATCTGCACCAGCTTCTGCAACTTCACCGCCTCGTTGACCGCAGTGATAGACCCCTCGGATGCCATCTGCACGGAGAAATGTTTGAGCATAGTCTGGTAGTGCTTCTTCTGCTCGGGAGTCAGGGCCACCTGCCGTGTCTGGATAACCGTGTCAGGCAAGTCAAGGCACTCGTCCCGTGTGTACCGCACTGCCGGCTGGAGAACGTGCTTCACGATCTCCACGGACTCAGGCTTGGGTATCCACTTGAACTGTGTGACCTTGTGCATCACCTGATCACGGAACGCAGTGTATGTCCTCGCACAGAACGGCGACTGCACCAGCTTGGCCAAAGCCCACGCATCGGTAGGTGCGTTGGGTGTCGGCGTCCCAGTCATCAACCATAGCCACGACTCCGGACTCTTGTCCATGTAACGGGCAAACATCTTGTACCGTTGGGTCTGGGCGTTACGCAGAACCGCCGCCTCGTCCACGATCACAAGGTCAAACATACCTATCGTACTGTCGGCGATGATCGGGAAACCATCGTGGTTGATGATGTAGAAGTCCACATCAGTAGCCAGTAACTTCTTCCTGCGCTCTGCCGACCCGTGCAGTACAACAAACTCACGGTCGATGAAGTTGGTGAAGATCGCATCACCCCACACCCGTTGCAGTGTGGACAGCGGGGAGAGGATCAGCACCTTACGGACTGCCTTGGTACGGATGAGGTAGTCAGCCGCCCACAGGCAACTCATGGTCTTGCCCGTACCGATGTCGTTCAGTACCAACCCACGCCGGTGTAGCGTCAGGAACGCCGCCGTCTCACGCTGGTGGTCATACGGTTTGTACTGACCGGGCCAGTTGTAGTAGTGCAGGATCGGTGACGGAGCCTTGATACCAAGGTTCCGCAGTACCCGCACCTCATCGAGACGATGAGGCACCACCGCCAAGTCAATACCTGCATGACTCAGAGGCTTCGCCGTGGGTATGCTGTCTAGCACCCTGTTAGGGTTATTCAATTTGAGAGCGATTGCCCTCGCGTTTTCAACAATACGCATATCAGGTCTTCCAATTTTTTAATCGAATCCTCGTCACAAACTACCATCCAGTAGCCCCCGCTTGCCTGTATGCGTTCGCCGCATAGTACCTGCAACTTGGTAGGCTTCTTGGTTTTGTCTGCCTTCGCTTCGACTCCGACGAATATCCCATCGACACAGCAGATAATGTCAGGGACACCTGCCGTACCAAAGCCATTCATCGCTGGAAAGAAATACCACACACCGTAACTCTTCAGTAACGTGGTAATCCTCGCCTTAACTTTACTTTCTGGAGTTAGTCTAGCCATAGCGTTACACTTCCGTCAAGTTACTTCTGTGAGAATTTGCAGTCGTGTTTCGCAGGGCAGTAGTTACATAACCCACTGGGTTTCGCCGGCCATGTGTCATGCTCCAGTGCATCGTATATACGTTTGATGCGCCGCATGATGTCGGCCCATACACTATTAACGTATTCACGCTTGTAGATTTCAGTGTCCATCGCCATGTCTTTCAGCCAGACAAGCGTAGCCTTGACCGTCATCACCTCTGGGTAGTGCTTGAATACCTGCGCCGCGAACATCTGCATCTGGAAGAAATCAGGACGCCGCTTGCCAGTCTTCCAGTCCATGACCACAGCCGTTGTGCCGTGGATGATCAGCACGTCCAGCTTGGAGCGGAGCCACGCATCGCCATCCCACCAACCGGTAGGTGTCAGGTTCTCTGTCAGGACAAGTTCTTTCTCGATGTGCAGTTGCCCACCGATAGCCACCAGCTTCTCGACAGCACGACACAGTGACTCATACCGCTCGACCTCCTGCGGTAACTCCGTGTCACTCTTGAGTCGTTCCTCCAACATCTTGTGTACGCGATCCCCGTACACACTGGCATCACTGGACTCGTCCTTGATGTCCTTGATAATCCGCTGGCGGTAGTACCGTTGCGGGCAGTTCTCAAACAGCTTTATGGATGAGTACGAATGGGCGAGTCTCATTCGTTTCTCCTGAACCACTCGGCCAGTTCGACAACCATGAACGTCACAGCAAAACCCAACCCTACGAAAAACAGGAAGGCCATCATTTCTTTTTTCTCCGTGCGATCTCACGGTCGATATACCACCGTGCTTTCTCCAAGTCTTGGATCGCATTGTCGGACTTCAGCCCTACACGCCACAGATATTTGATGGCGTTGCCGATACAGAACGTCATGTGTTCTGTCACCGTTATGCACTCAATCCCTGATGGGTGGGAGGTGTAGTGTGGTGGGTGGTTCACCATGTCATAGTGTTCCCCCGTGTTACCGTTCTGAGCTATCGCCGCAAGGCGATGCTCGTCACCGAAATCTAATTCCAATTGTTCCATCTTCATCACGCTCCACAGGTATCTGGAAATCAAAATAGTCGTCGCACAGATAGTCCGCATGAGGGACATTCACATACGGATTGTCCCTCACTGGTTCAGCCAGATAGCGAGCGCACCCTTCCCTGCGAGGACAGGCGTACCCGACCAACTGGCCGTTACATCTGCAAATGTCGTATGCAAGTTTCATGTTACCCCCTCAGTGTAGACCACTACCTAGCCTCGACACCAGTAGCCAAAGCGCCAATGTCAGCACTGACAGGATAGTCGTGGCGACGACCACATCAACCACGACTTTCTCCCATTTCTTCTTCACTCAGGTATCCCCGTAGTTGTCGGCCCTCCCTGCCTCACACGCCACGGGAAGACCCGCCGCCCACTTGGGCGGGGTCGACATGATCTCAACCAGCTTGGCCTCCATCGCCTCGCCGGATTCCTTGGGTACTGACACCACGATCTCGTCGTGTACTTGCAGTACGATCTTCATCTTGGCGTTGACTGCCTCGACCATCTGCTCCCTGATGACCTGTGCCGCCAGTGCCTGTACTATGTTCTCCGTTACCTTGCCGCCGTATATCTTGTCGAACTCGGCGGGTTCTCCACGCTTGAACTTCGCCAGTTCCTTGCGCTCGGCAATGTACTCATAGCCGTTGGTCGACGGTCGCAGGTGTGGGTACTGCAAGTACATCCCGTTGGGAAGCCGGACACCCTTGGCGTTGTACGGAACTACATCGCCAACCATGCCATCGCTGGCTGTAACGATACCTGCTAACAAGTTATCACACTGTCGCCACAGCATCGGTATCTTGTGATACTTCTGGCGGTAGAGCCTGACGATACGCTCGGCCTCGCCCAGTTCCAGCTTGACGCTGATCCCACCCATACCCAGTTCCAGAGTACGTTGTAGCTTCGCGGCACCCATCCCGTAGCCTAGTCCGAGTATGCAGGTTTTGCCTACAAATCGCTCCGTCTTATCAGCTTTGGTTATTAAACGACCATACACGTCAGTGGCAAACTCGGAGTAGATGTCCCTCCCCTCACGGAACGCCTGCACCAGATCGTCCTGTCCTGCCAGCCACGCCACGATACGGGCTTCGATCTGGCTGGAGTCGCAAGCGATCAGTTCGTAACCCACAGGGGCACGGAGCGCCCTCCGGATCGTGGTATTACCACGGGAGGGTAAGTTCTGGAGATTCATCCCGTCCCCGCCGGACAGCCGTCCGGTGTGGGCACCCCAGTAGTTCAACAGGATGGGCAGTCTCCCCCGCTTTGCTACCGCCAGCAGGTTCTCTGTGCGGGTCTCTTCGATGGTGGACTTGGTACCCAGTCGAGCGGCGACTGCCGCCTGTACCTTGGGGTTGGGATGCTCCAGCAGGGCGGTGAACTCAAGGTCGGTCTTGCTGAAGGCCCATGCCTCCTTGCCGGTACGCTGACTGATCTTGGTTGGAGGTGTTACCTTGAGGGCTTGGAGCAGAGCGGCGAACTTGTCGTTGCTCATGAGAATATCTTTGAGCTTGTCCTCGTCACCGTCCTTGGCCAGCGCCTTGAGCAATGACGACTTGGCATCCCGTGTGTTCTGGAGGTGTTGTTCCAGCAGGGGTACGTCCAGTTCAATCGTCGGCTCGGTGTAGCACCGGAGAAGCAGGTCGATGACCCGCAGTTCCCCTACTTTGTAGTGCTTCTTGAGAATCTGGAACAACTTGTAGGTCATTTCCACATCGTTGATGCAGTATTTACCATATGCCTCCATTTCGGCGGGAGTGAAGTCCTCACGTCGTTTGCCAAGGGCATCCAGCACCTCAGTACCCTTGACCCCGATCCCGTAGTGGTCGGTCAGTGCCTTGAGTGAACAGCCCGTGGTGTTGGCGTGGAGTGGTCGTGCCATCGACAGGGTATCCAGCCACAGCTTGGGGTGGATGTTGAAGTGCAGACCCAGTATCGCCCCATCGAATACTGTGTTGTGACACAGTATCGCCTTGTCACTGTAGTCCAGCGACTTCAGGAACCTCGACGGGTTTGTCCCAGTGTACCAGTCAGTGGGGTGGTCATTGACCTTGACGCCCACACCGATCACCTGAAAGTCTTTCGACCTGACGTACTCTTCTGTCGTCATCTTGGAGAGTGAATACTCTTTTGAGTAGTACGTTTCAAAGTCAATCGTAACTATATCCATTGCTTGTTCCTTGGTTTGGTACCCTCATTCGTGAGGGTACCATCAGTTAAGTGTTTGATTTTATTTGTTGAGTTCATCCGACACCCGCCAGAAACGAAACTCGTCATGGCATTTGTCGATGACGTACTCACGCTGTTCATCAGTTAAACCTTTGAGCATGACCGCACCCAGTGCGACGATTGCATCTTGGTACACCACAAGTACCTCATGCGCCTTGTCAAAATCTTCCTCGTTCATCCCTGCCTCCTTGCATCATCGTCTTTCAGCGGTTCGCTTATTATGCGTTTGCATACTCTGCAATTTTGGTGGTAGTGACCGTTGTAAACCCAACCGCCTTTCCCAAAATGTCCTAGCTTCTCGCACGTCCACCAAAGCAAACGTATGTACCATTCTTGTTTCATTCCTGCCCCCTTGCCTTGTCGATTGAATCTCTCAATGCGTTAATAGCTTGTGCCCGCCGTCTTTTGGCAGACTCGTATGCTGGCCCCCAACTAATTTCGTCGGGGCTAATCGAACATTCATCAAGTGATTCAAGCGCAAGTTCTGCCGCTTTTAACAGGGCTTCGTAATCTTTTTTGTCCATCCCTGCCCCCGTCGCCTTCAGCATTTCGTCTGCTTGGTCGTATGCAGTTCTGGCAATAGTCGGTCTGTGTAAATTCCCTGCGACAACCAGTCCCTGCATAGCCTTCGCCGCAAAGTAATCGCGCAGTGTCATACTTGGCACCTTGTCCATAACACTTACCTCAAATCAAATAATGTTTTAAGTTCCCGCTGGAGTGGTGTGACATCCACCTCTGGGTACGCCTCTGCCAAGAGGGCGAGGTAGCGTAACGCTACCTCTGCTTGGCCGGCGTTCTCACAGGAGTTGACCACTCTCCACGCTTTACTCACACGATCTGGAGTAACGCTTTCAGTGAAGCACGTTCCAGCATCGACATCACTTCTTCCCGATCCCATAAGTATTCCTCGTTCTTTGTGTCCAGTTGTGTTTGCATTTCTTCTGCGATCTTCTTCACCAACTTGTTTACAGGTGTTGTATCCCGCTCCCTCTCACGTTCACGGCGATACTCTGCCTGCTTGGTCATACCCTCACAGATATGCCGGTCGCCGTCGAGACTGAAGAGTTTGAATCCGGCGTCGGTCTCACGCCACTGGAGTTGTGTGTTACCGCAGTACTTGCATGTGACCACGGCTGATCTGTGGACAATCGGGGCTTTACGGAGGCCAAGTTGTGGCCGGTGACTGTTATTCATCGTTAACATCCTCATTCGTCAATCTGTTTTTGGTCTTATGGGCTATCACCATAGACCGGAAGTGTGGGTCTGTCTGCATCATGTAATCAATCAAGTCGAACAGGTAGTGTAGTTTACGCACGTCCTGCTCTGTCAAGGTTTGATCACCTAGTCTTATGTGTGGGTGCATAAGTTGTCTGCCTTGAGTTGTCCCATGTGCATGTGGATCATGTCCTCGGCTACCTTGACGGGGCAGTTGTGAGCGTTTCTGCTCTTGGCTTGACCCAACAAGTCCATGAACTGCGTACTGTAGTCCCTGTCGACCACAGCAGAACGTATCAGGGAGTACGCCACGTCACCCCCCATCTCCTCATGCATACGGAACTTGGTTGGAACCTGAGCGTCGGCGAAGTAACCCAACCGATCACACGTTCTGACGTGATCCAGCACATGGTCATACGGGACGATTGACTCATCCCAGATGTCGACCCTGCGCCGTATCTTGTAACTGCACCGCACCGGAGTCTGGCAGGTGAAGTCCACGGTCAGCCCTTGGTACAGCAGACTTTTATCATTCTCATCGCCTAGATCACCGACAGACGCCATCGTATGGACACGATGCACGTTGATCGGCAGTGCAAAGATACTCTTGATTGTTTTGTTGACCGCCCAGTGGGCACCGTACAGATACTGTGCCGGCTGGCATAGCATGGTGATAGTGTACCCCTCCGGTGTGTCAGTACACCGGAGTAGGGGTATGCCATCGAAGTTGATGACGACATCACCACCCGCTGTGTCAGCCCAATCCTTTGAGCCTATGGGGTTGAACTTCCGTCTGAGGGCAGTGACGGGATCGTCACCACCACCTCGCAACTTTTGCCTGAGTGGGACAGGGTTATGCATTGCCGCCTCCGATCTTGTTGGCTACGACCGCACTGGTCAGGATGTCGAGCTTGAGTGTCTCGACCTCAGCCTTGACACGGGGTTTCTTCTCGACCTTCTCAAAGTGTTTCTGTTTGACATCCTCCGGCACCAACTCGATCAGCATGGGGTATGCAGTCAGTGCTTGCTGGAGGGTCTTGCATTTCTCCATCAGGTTATTCACCTGTTGACGGGTGTCCCTATGCTCCCGCCGGAGGTTGCCGATCTCAGCGAAGACCGGCATGGCGATAGCCATGAAGTACTCCCACCGTGGATCGGTGGTGTCGATGAGAAAGATATTGTCCGAGTAGTGGTGGTGCTTGACCAGTCCGTAGACTGCGGGCTTGACCTCCTTCACCCGTGGTGGGAGTCTGAAAATCCCACGGGGTGGCTTGAACCGGAGGGTTTTATTGACCTCTCCAGACACGTCAGGGAAGGTCATTTCCAGTGCGATCTCACCTGCTTTGGTGACATACGCATCGGACAAGCTGGACAGCAGGTGCAACTCGTCGCGGAACAGCGTCTCATAAACTTGTTGCGGTGTGATCTGGTCGTGGATTTGCTGTGTCAACATAATCTCACGGTCAGAGAATATATCTTGGATTCTCACACGAACTTTCTGGCGCAATGTGTCGGACATATTTACAGTAGCCATGGTCATTACCTCTTGATTTATCAGTCGTTGGTTGGTTGATTAGTTGATCTTGATGACCTGACCCCATGGGGCGGTCGTTTTCTCTGTGGATACCCACAGTACGGGATAGGCTGGTGCCGGCCCGAAGTCACTACAGCAGAGGTCAGTCAGCACCACTGCACATACTGGATCAATACCCTTGTCGTTGATGTAGGCAAACAGCGGAGAGAACGCTGTGCCACCACCGCCGTGGGGATTGACCGTCACCTCGTCATCCTCAAACTCGTCGTGGTGAAGTACCTGCGAGTCGAAGTAGATAACGTGGAGTTTCTCGGGGCTGGTGTCTGCCTGAATACCACGCAGTTCAGCACCGAAGACTTTGAGCAGGGCATCGTCGATACTACCGGAGCAGTCGACAAACACCACCACCTCGCCCATCACAGACCCCGTGATCGACGGGATCAATACGGGGCTGTTGTTGAACATCGCCCGACGATTAGGTCTGGCGTAGGTACGCTTGGTCGTCCGACTCCGCACCATGAAGTCACGGAGTACCTCAAACCATCTGACCTTGGGGTTGATCAGTGAGTCGACCAGACGCTTGAGACCCGCCGACAAGTTACCAGCGGCCTGTGCGGCCTGTGCCGCTTGGGCTACCAGTACCTTGGTCTCGTCAGCCAGTGTGGGATCAGTGCTGTCAATGATCTCGTCGAGGGGATCACCACCCTGACCACCGCCTTGGTCGCCACCTTCACCCTGACCACCGTCATCTGGCAACAGGTCGTAGACCTGCTCGGTAGTACGTTTACCGTTGTCAGTGAGGTCGGGGCTGTGAAGCCCGCCCTCTGGCATCTGGCCGATGCGGTCGGCGATCAGGTGGTGATTACCCACATAGTCTGCCGCGATATTCCATCGCCGTGGATCACGGGCACCTCGACGGAGACAGTGTTCCATCATGAGGTGCATACACTCATGTGCTACCAAGAACACAAGCTCGTCGTCGGTAAGACCGTCAACGAAGTGGGGGTTGAAGAACATCTGCCGCCCATCGACTGCCGCCGTGGGGACTTTCTCTGTCCACACAACGGGGAGTTTCATGGCGATCACACCGAAGAACGGGTGATCAAGGATCAACTTGATCTTGGCCTTGTCCAGTCGGAACTTGAGTTGGGTCATGTCGACGGCCTTCTGTTTGCGTTTCTTGGTTTTGGTTGGCATTACACTGGTCATTACCTTGCTCCCATGAATACGGACATTTTGTCCATGATTGCTTTCGCCTTTTCGGCGGTTGATTCTCGTGTTGTTACGTTGGTTCGGAGTGCATCAGGATGCACCAGCAGGGACTTCTCCACCTCCTGTCGCATAGCCTCCAGTTCAGGATCGTCGGTCAGGTTGAGACGTGGCAGAAGTGTGCAAATCTCCTGTGCGTTCTCGATCAGTGAGTCTCGGAAGATCGCCTTGGGATCGGCGAGTTTCTCCTGAATCTTTTGGACTCGGTCGTACAGTCTCTGCCATGCCTCCCTCATGGCATTACCCTGTGCTTTCTGCACTCGGGCCTCGACATCCTGCTGGATGCGAGTCAGTTCTTCATCAGCGATGGACACCCTGAAGTCTCCCTTGGGTACGGGAAAGACTGCGAGGTCGATTGAGAACTTGGCCTTGACGGCATCCACGTCAGGGTAATCATTGGCGTTGTAGAGTGCGCCAAGCTGAGTCCGTGCCCTGTTTGCCAGTGAAGGGTAGACCTTCACGAAGTCTTCCACCAACTTATCCCAGTGGGATTTGTCAGTACGGAACTCCGTCATGTAGGCCAGATAGTTCTGGCTGGCGAGAATCTGTGTGCCATCCAGACCCCACGGCAGGGTGTTCTGGTAGTACTTGTTCCGGATGGCACCGGACATCGAGTGGATCGCCTCCAGTTCTGTGGACAGAACCAGAGACTTGTTTACCCGTGCCATACCCTCGACGACACGGTTATTGTCCGTAACCTCACGGCTTGCCCGCTTGTCACGCTTTTGGGCTGTCCATTGACTGATGCTGAGTTGCACCAGCAGGGCACGGTCGTTAAGTTGAATGCTCATGGTCGTTACCTCGTTTGTTGGTTGATCAGTAGATGTAGTTGTTGAACTTGAGTGCCCACTGGACGAAGGCTTGGGTATTCTGTAGGGCCTTGTCACGCTTGATCGCAGTGCTGACGGTAGCCACGTTGATCTCCGGAGACAGACGGTCAAGGTACTCCATGATACGTCCGAAGTTCTGTGTCGTCGCGCGGTGACTCAAGGCACCGGACAGAGCGTACTGTGTCGCCATGTCTGTCGGCACCTCTGCCGTTTTGGGATGCATGATGATTGCGTCAGGGTTGGGTAGACCACGGTAAATCTTCATGAACCCGACGAAGGTAGCCGCCGCACCGGCACCGATGGCACCAGTGAATACCTCAAGCTCGGCTTCTGGGGGTACATAACCGATAAGGTTACTGACACCCTCGACCCATGACCGTGGGCTTGGGAACGCCTCAGCATCAGCGTCATACTGGTGTATGGTGTTGGGCTGGAAGTTCCAGAAGGCAATCACCGCTTCATGAACGTCGTTCTGTACTGCCCATGAGATACAGTCCTCATGGTGAGTCTCAAGCGTAAAGAAGTTTTCACGATTGCGGAGGTGGGGCAGAACCCTGTTAGACCCCGTCCGGTCAGCCTTGCGGTTACCGGTACGAACCACCATCACGTTAGCCATCTGGTGGCCGTGGAGAGTACGGGACTGGCAGATGTTCGCCAGTACTTTCTGTATGTCCGTATCCGCTTGGTTGCTGTCGTCGAAACAGAGTATACCCTCGTCAGGGTGTTCGCCCTTGACGGGGAACCAGTCAGGTACTGTGTAGGCCAGACGGCCATCTTGGGGTACTGGTGCCCCAAAATCCTCGATCAACTTGGTGGCAACAGCCACCTCGATGTATGGAACACCGAGGGTCTCTGCCGCTTGGCGAATGATACTGGTCTTGCCACCCCCCGGAGCGCCTTCGATGCAGATAGTTCTGCGAGTGGGGTACATGGCTTGGATAGTTTTGGCGAGTGTTGAAGCTCTCATGGTCGTTACCTCATTGGTTTGGAAATAAGTTTGTGATTGTCAGTGACAATCCACAAGCCCACTCACTGAGTGGGCTTGAAGTTGGTCACTTCTTGCTAGGTTTGGGTTGGGTCAGTGCATTGGCCACGTTGAACGCTATCGCGTTCTCCATGGGGATAATACGGACATCCCCGATGGTCTGTGCGTCACTGACGTTATTCTCATAGTCCGTCTGTACCCTACGGGCACGGCGGATAAATTCGGGGAGCATATCCACGGGGATCATGTAGTCACCCCAAGGTATCTTGGCGTACTCGGTCTCTTCTAGGAATTTCATTGGTCGTTACCTCTTGGCTGGCTGGTTGGTTACTTTCAGGTCTTCACGCAGGAGCTTGCCAAGCTCCTGTGCTTCGCGGATTAGTTCCAATACCTCGGGGAAATACTCCCCCGACAGGTACGCCACTGGGTCGTCGAGGTATCGCTCAACGTCTCGGCCAACGGCCAAGAGTATCGTATTCAGTCGGTTGTATCGGGCGTATTGCACCGATTTACGCTCTGCTTGAGTGGACATGGTCGTTACCTCTGGTTGCTGTTAGTTACACGGGAATGGTTATCCAGTTGGATATACCGATATGCGATGCCAGCCTGTACAAACTCGGCTTCTGTGCCAGTGAAGCCGTGCTGGCTGGACGTAAATACTTGTTCATGGTGGAACGGCTTAGTTTGCCGGTATCCAACGGAGACGGCGTCATTAGGTAACTGTATCAAGTACATCATGCGGCCCCCATTCTTACGGCGGTGTACTCTGCCAGACCACCCAAGACGATCAAAAACTTCAGATCGTCAGTGGTCATGCCGATGGCATTCTCGACATACGGGTTGGTTCTGGACTTGTGGACAGTTGTCGTCTGTCCGTACTTGCTGGTGTTCTCCAACCACACCTCAGCCTTGGGGTCGTAGACCCACAGTGGCCAGTGGTGACCATAGCTGTAGACTACATACAGTCCGCCGATGTCCTTGCGTTCGGCGAACAGATTGCTCGCCTTGAATGAGCAACGGTGTTGTACGTACCGCCGTGCTTCGTTGTTGTTGATACGGGGCATACGGGTCTCGACTTTCCAGAGTCTGCTCATATGGAGTTCTCCACATAGGGTTTTGCAAGGGCTAGATACACCCAGTCAAGGGCGATTTCTTCCAGTTCCTCCCACAGGAACTTGGCTTCGTCGAGGAAGGCATCGGCCTGATGTCCTTCCAACAGGGCCACAGTCGTCCTGTGGACGACGATCTCGACACTACCGTGGGGTGATACGGTTACATCTACTCCGCTTCTGAGAGACCATTCTGCGGCCTCACAGAGGTAGTCTAGGTGCTGTTGTTTATCCATGGGTCGTTACCTCAGAAGGTTTCGTGGTTGATGAAAAGGCAGATACAAGCGTTCTTGGCATCGTAGCGCCAAGTCTCGCCGTCGAACCAAGACAGACGGAACTTGAAGCCGGTATCTTTGGATACCATCCGGACAGCGCCTCTTGCTGTGGTGGCCACCACCTTGAGTCTCTTGACCCAAGCGTAGTTGGCCTCACCACCATAGGTGTCAGTTACTTCAATCGTAAAGTTATGCTTACGCATTGGTCGTTACCTCAGCGTCGAAGCAGAGACCCATCAGGGCGAGTTCGGAAGCGCCGTATACTTTCTCTTCACCACAGCACTCACACTCATACCGTTGGGCATCGGGTTCTACAGAGTCGTTAACGTTTCCACATGCAAGGCAGAAGCCTTGCATGTCGTCATCCATCTGTTGGATCAGTTGGACACTAGGTTTGAACATCATTACACCGCTACGGGCTTTGTATTGTTTAATATGTTTGTTCATAAGGTCGTTACCTCAAAATTTTCATGAATGTCGGGGCGAACTGCCTCGACCCCATCAGCATGGCACGGGGCCGGCCGCCGTGTCAAGTTTTGGGGGGTTAGGGGGGAATAGGGACTAGGTAAAGGGGAGTAACTTTACACGGCTGGAACAGAATATATCCAGAAAACAAGGACTTAGCGAGAAGGGAGGGCGCGGAACTATCTGTGCTATCTAGATTTTGGCGTGTATAGTTTGGGGATAACTTTACATTTTGGGAAGGCTAAGTGTAGTAAAATCAAGGGGTTACGGAAGAGGTAGGTGGTTTAGGTATCTATCTGTTGGAAAATGATACGATCGTCCTAGAGTTGTAGCGGCTTAAAAAAAAATTTCCTACGCGAAAGGGTAGGAAAAAATCATAGATACTTTAGATAGTTTAGATAGTAAATATGTATAGTAAGAAAGAAAATCCTTGTGGATCAAGGCTTTGGTCATGTCAAGTTGTAAAGTTAGCACCCATGGCTTTTGGGGCTGTTTTTCGCCTAGATTTGTAGATAGTTGGCCAAAATCGTAGATAGTTGTAGGTAACTTTACACGTCAAGTTATTAACTTTACACGTCTAACTTGACACTACGTGTCAAGTTATGCTAACTTTACACCATAACTTTACACGTCTAACTTGACATGACGTGTCAAGTTATCATAACTATACACGCTAACTTGACAACTTGACATGTCAAGTATATACTACATACTCGGTGTTCGGTACCTACTGTACTGTACCTGTGTAAAGTAGCGCCCTACATCCCCCCGACGTATGGGTGAAGGGTTCACCTGCTAGATAGCTAACCCCGTGTCAAGTTGTCAAGTTACAGGCCTAGATCGGCCAGCCCTGACGTGTAAAGTTGTCAAGTTTCAGGCACAAAAAAACCCCGCCTTTCGGCGGGGCTTTGGTCACTTATATGCCACGACTGCGTGGCTGGCGGGGCAACCCCGCACCAGCGCGATTACGTCGTTGGTGCAGTGGACAGCGGTTTGGTAACCACCGCCACGTTTCGCTAGGCGCACACCACCATCTACGGCGAGACCATCAGCCACGGTGTAGCCCTGCTGACGCAGGGCCGTGATAGCGGCGACGTAGCCGCCGTGGGCGTCCACAAGGGACTGCCCTTGATCTGTTAACAGACTCATATCAATCTCCTTCATTAAGGTTGGGGCGGCTTGCGCCACCCCATTCGATCAGTCCCACTTGACGCAGATCAGTATGACGACTGCCCAGAAGCAGAAGTCGTGCCAGCGTGAGACCTTTTCATTTTTCCAGCTTGCCATCTTCATTTCATTCTCCTAAAAGGTGGCCCCATCCTTGGGGCCGGTTTGTGTCACCACACTTGTGGCTTGGTCTCGACCTTAGCGGCTACCGCCGTTTTCTGCGCTGCGAGCAGCGCGATATACGGGGTGCCGAAGCGCTTGCGAGCGAGGAGTACCGGCGATGCCTTTTCGCCCTTGGCGAGCTTCGGGCTAAACAACATCCACTCATCGAGGGGCAACCCCTCCGACTTGTGCAACTCCATCACTTTCTTGAGGCACTCTCCGACGTTGTCGCTGTTCCACTTGCCATTCTGGTCAGGCTTCAAGGTGAGAACCTTGACTCCTGCCTTGGTGACTTTAGTGGTGATCGAAACGCTACCGTTGAATACGCGTGACATAACACTGTCCTTCTACATTGTGGATTGCAGGTTTCAGGTCACGTCCACACGCTTACACTGGATGCAGACGCGCCTGTTGTCCGAACTGTTAAAGAGCCTTTGCGTATGGTCGTCCCATCCGCGCCGAAGGTAGTCCTTCGTTTGCGTGGCGATTCAGGTGTGATCGCCGACACCCTTAGATTCCCATAACCTGACATCCGTGTCAAGTTTAATTCGACGCTGTTTTCATCTTTTTCGCTTGTTTTATAGGCTGAAACGCTTGCGCCAGCATCCCCCCACTAGGCTTGCAGGGGGGCAGTCGGACTGGCTGTGCCCCCTCCCCCCGTATGATGGTAAGTCACACACGACACCACCCAAAAAACCAACGTGTAAAGTTACACCCACCCCCAACCGAGACCCAATTTGTCGCGCCCCCCAAAAAATCCCCGCCCCTACACACTAAACTGGCACCATAGTCCCACTAGACAACACCCGCCCCATTGTCTACACTCCCCCTATGACTTACATGGCACCCCGCCCTCGCTGGTCAGATCGCTTGGCATTCGACGTTGCCCTACTTCTTGAGGGCAGTGGAGAAACGGTCAACGAAGTCATAGCGAGGAACAACATTTCCGTCACGGACTTGCTGGTTTTCAAGCAGGACGCTTCCTTTCTGAAGAAAGTGGAGCATTACCGTGGAGAAGTCAGGGATAAAGGTGTCACCTTCCGTCTCAAAGCCCGCGCCCAAGCCGAAGAACTCCTGACAACATCGTGGTTATTGATCCACGACCCGTCTGTAAGCCCCGCTGTGAAGGCTGACCTCATCAAATCGACGGTCAAATGGGGTGGGTTGGAGCCAAAAAACGACGTAGATGCCTCTGGATTGGCCGGTGGTGTACGAATTACGATCAATCTTGGTGGTCAATCCCACGAAGCGACGGTGATAGAACACGAAAATACCCCCGAAGAGGTGTCAGATGGCTATTCCGATGGCGTTGATGAGTAAATTCTCGACAGTTTTTGAGGGTTTACCCACGGCTGAGCTACATAATTCAGCGGAATACCACAATTTCACCCTCGCTCTGAAGCGAAACAACGTCTCTTTCAGGACGAAGATCGTCAAAACCAAGCGCTCGGGGCGTAAGTTCGTGGTTATGTTGCTGGAACCGCTGGTGCCTGCCCATGTCGCTGTCAATTGACTACACGCCGCCCCCGACAGGGGCGAAATTCATGCAGGACAACCGCAAAATGCGGGTTCTCATGGGGCCTGTAGGGTGCTTAGCGCCCGAAACCCTCGTGGTTACTGAGTATGGCCTGCTTCCCATCGCGCGTATAGATCGGCCAATGCGCGTTCTATCGTGGAACGAGACGTCATGTCGATTCCAGCTTTCTTGGTGTGGGGGGAGCTTCCCGAAAGGTACGGACTATCTATACCGAGTGACAACGCCGCAAGGAGAATTTGCCGCAAACGAACATCACCTCGTTTACGACGGGTCGCGTGCATATCGACACGTTCGATCTCTTTCCCAAGGTCAGTCCGTATCCCAGTATTCCGGCTCCCAGCCGCTGACAACCTTGGCCCACAGCCTGCTTTTGTCGCAGAAAGATGATCGGCGTTCGAGGCGAACAGCCGGAGGTTCTCTGGCGCGTTATGCAGCGTCAGCCCGTCGATATGGTCTACAACTTCTTCAGGAAGAAGGTATCGACCTAGAGTTTGTTCAAGAACAAGTCGATGCTCAAACATCAACTTGGTATCCCGGTGCGTCCGAAGTCTTGCGTACGGGTGGTCTTTGGGAGCGGTTACAAGCACATACCCGTCTTGGTCTATCCGGCGTCCTGACTGGTATTGGTGGTTTTGTTTCCCCGGTTGCGCACCCTCTGTTAGCCGGGGCAAGTCCAGCCGGAGCATTACTTTCCGCACATAGCGAGGGGACAGCCCAACGGACTGCGCGATCTGCGTGGAGGACAGAGTGCCATCCGCAAGCGCCACGATCCGCTGAGTGTTCTGAGATTTATGATGAGTCATTCTACTTAACCTCCGTATCCGACAGGCCCATAGTATCAATTGAGCGGGAGGCGCGCAAGCGGTCGTATTGGGATTTGCAGGTCCTCGATACCAACAACTATGTGACTGCCGACGGGACTATCCACCACAACAGTGGTAAGAGCGTGACTTGTTGTTTTGAGTTGATTCGTCGGGCGAGTATGCAGAACCCTAACCCGCGAGGGGTGCGTAAGTCGCGGTGGGCGGTGGTCAGAGAGACCGTGCGCCAGTTACAGGACACCACCATAAAGACATTTCTGGATTGGTTCCCGCCGGGGCAGTGTGGCGAGTACATGCGGACGACGAAGACTTATTTCTTCAAGGTCGGGGATGTCGAGGCTGAGATTATGTTCCGCGCACTGGACGACGCGGACGATGTGGCTAACCTCAACTCGCTGGAGTTGACCGGTGCGTGGTTCAACGAGTGCAGGGACATCCACCCGGACATCGTGGATGCCATGTCAAAACGTATTGGTCGTTATCCGTCGTCGAAGGATGGCGGGCCGACGTGGTTTGGCATGTGGGGTGACACTAACCCGCCCACGATGGACACTTGGTGGTACTTCCAAATGGAGGGGCTTGATCCCAAGGATGGCGTCTCGCCTAACAACAACGGGTGGGCGGTGTACAAACAGCCCTCGGGGCGCAGTGCCTACGCCGAGAACATAGAGAACCTGCCCGAGGGGTACTACGACATCCAAGGGCGCAGTGACGAGTACATCCGCGTCTATATAGATGGTGAGTACGGCCTGTCGCTGGCGGGGACGCCGGTGTACAAGTACTTCCGGCCGGACTACCACATGGCCTCCGGCCCGCTACGACCCATCGCCAACGGCGCTCGGCCCATCATCGTGGGGATGGACCTCGGGTTGACACCTGCGGCAATTATTGGTCAGCAGGACGCCCGTGGGCGGGTGCTGATACTGGACGAGAGGGTCTCGTTTGACATGGGCATACAGCGGTTCATCCGGACGGAGTTGAAGCCACTACTATATGAGCGGTTCGCGGGGTCTCCCATACTCGTCGTGGTCGACCCGGCGGGGGTGCAGAGGGCGCAGACGGACGAGCGCAGTGCCGTGGACATCATCAAGGCTGAGAATCTCAGGGTCATCCCTGCCAAGACTAATAATATCTCTGCGCGTGTGAACGCGGTTGACGAGTACCTTATGAGGCAGGTCGATGGCGACCCGGCGTTCGTCGTGGACCCCCGGTGTACGCGGCTCAAGGCCGCGATGATGGGGGGTTATCGCTACAAGCAGAAGCAGGACAACGTGATCGACAAGAACAAGCACTCGCACGTCGCCGAGGCACTCCAGTACCTAATGTTGCATGTGGATAGCCCAGTTGGGGCGGTGACTGCCGCCAAGCGTGAAGTGAAGCGGGTCCACGCCGCAGGTTGGACATAGTAGTCAACATCCAGTATACTTGACGGCGCTACACCTCCACAGTGTATCTCGTCGGCACCCCTGCTCTAAGCCGTTAGTTCAGGGGTGTTTCTATTTGCTTTTGCAAATATCTTGACCGTGTGTATACTCTTTGGTACTAGGCCGTAGACCGGCAGGGGTACCTGAT